AGAGTTAATTATTGCAAATATATATTAAATATAATTAATATACAAATTACTTATTAGTAAATATTTTTTGTCGCTTACATCCCATCGACTAAAGATCGATGGGTTTTACGCTCCTTTTTATAAATACTCAGTAATTGCATTTTTTTACAATAAAATTACGGAATGTGGTTTTATATATGGATAATAGGGGAAATTATCTTCTAATTGCTTTACTTTTATTGATGATCTATCTTTAATAATATTATTTTCCTTTTCATAAAGATTATTAATAAAGTCATCGTTAAAATTAAGTGATTTAGTATATACTATTTTATCAATACCAATGATTTCATTACCTGATAAAAAATATAGCTTATCTTCTCCATCGTATACTTTACTATAATCTTTAGGTATTACTTTTTCAAGGTCTTCCTCTGTTTTAATATTATAAAAAAATGGGTCAATCATTTCATAACTGTAACTACCACAATAATATTTTATTACGTTTCTACTAAAGTTAAAAATACCATCAATATGATCACTTTTCTTCTCATCAAAAGAGAATTCCCAATAAAATCTATTTTTTTTGATCTCTTTATTTAGTATAATTAACTCTCTTTTTGGTTTAAATAGTTCATAAACACTAAACCACCCAATAAATAATGTAGGTAAGGTTTTATCTATGTTTTGTAAATCATCGTAATTTAAATAATTAATGTGACTTACTTTTTCATGATTAACTAATTCACTATTACTTACTACATTCCCTAATTTCATATTATACTATAATCTCTTTCACCTAACCAATCACCATACTTACTTTGAATACTTCTAATACCTTCTATTGGTATCTTAGAGGTGAAACCACCTATGTTTCTATTAATTGAATTAAACTCATCAACAGCGTTCTTTACAAAAGAAAAATCTAGATTTTTTCTATTGATCATTAAAAGAGTAATTAATTTATCCATCATTTCGGTAGTAATCCCTTCTTCATATTTAATTACTAGGTCTGGAGTAAATTTAGCTCGAATATCATGTCTGTTTAATATAAATGAAGCAATCATTCTATAATCTCTATTCATGAAGGATGGATCATTATCTAACATTTCTGACACTATATCTCTCACATCTCTAATGTGCAGTATTTTAATTTGATAATTACTAGGTTCGTATATCACTGAGTTATCAATAATATACTCAAGGCTACTCCCTCTTACCTTTCTACCATCACTTTTATATTCTTTATATTTTTTATTTCCATAAAACGATATTTTTATTCTATGATGTTCCAATATTTTTATTAATAGTTTATTAAAATCTTCTTCCCAACCAAATAACATTCCACCAATATATATGCGTCTTTCTTCTATTTCCATTATGTTATTTCTTTTAAAATATTAATAATCTTTTTAGATGAATATCCATCACCAAAAGGACATGAATCATCAACAAAGTAATTAGAAATATTCTCTTCAAATACTTCAATCAGTTTCAATGGATTTTCCACCATAACTGTTGATTGTCCAATAGCTTCTGGTCTTTCAGTATTATTTCTGCACGTTAAGCATTTTTTCATTAGAAAACTACATTCTTCTTGAATACCTCCAGAATCAGTAATCACCAATTTAGCGGAGTTTATATATTTTATCAAATCATAGTGATTAATTGGGTCGATGTCAGATATATTTTTTGCAGTTAAAATACCTCTATGTTTCTGTACATTAGGATTAGGATGAACAGGGAAAACAAATCTCAGATCAGGGTGTTTTAGTGCAATTTTATTTATTGCATCAAACCACCCATCCATTTTATTATGATTTTCTCTTCTATGTAATGTCACTAATATAATATCATCATATATTGGGGTCTCATAAATGAATTCCCTTAGATTATCCAATGCAGTGTTACCAACAACAAAAATATCCCCACTAACCCCTTCATTAAGTAGATTGGTTTTTGATAATTCGGTTGGGCATAAGTGAATATCTGCTATTCTAGATACTAATTGTCTATTCATTTCTTCTGGAAATGGACTTGTTTTATCATATGTTCTTAGACCAGCCTCTAGATGTATTATCTTCTTACCATGATTAAATGCTGATAAAGCAATAGCTAATACCGAGGTAGTATCTCCCTGTACTAATACATGTGTAATATCTGGATCATCAAATATGTCACCTTGTTTTAATATATTACCAATTACTGTATCTAATCTGTTATTGTTGATCACATAATCCATTGTAAAATTATAATCAGCATCAGAAGGTGCAATATCTTTATGTTGACCAGTAAAAAGAACCTTTATTGGTAAATTTTCCTCTCTCATTTCAGCAATTAGTGGTTTCACTTTTAACCACTCTGGTCTAGTTCCGTATGTTATTAGTATCATATGAGATTCTTATATTTTATCATAATTGTTTGTATTCTTTAAAAACATCATTATCTTTTAAATCTTTATATCCACCAAACTCACCTAAATCAGGGACGACCATTGGATAGTTTTGCATTAACGATAATCCATGTGATGCTTCCTGTGGTGTCATATACATGTTCCACCCAAGAGATTTAACGTTATCATCCTTATATCCAACTTCAGACCTTCCTTCATATCTTGCTTTCTTAAGCCATTCAACTGCTTCTGGGTTATCAGTTAATATCATCCCACCTTTACCAATTGAAAGTGTTTTTTTAATATGAAATGAAAGACACATATAACTGTCTTTAATATACATACTTGATGATAATCTCTTTGCAGCATCATAAATTGGTAATGGTTCTAATTGATATACTCCACTCCATTCAAAATTCTTAAATACTGGTGTGAACCCTGCGTGAATTACCGACATTGGTACTGAAAGATATGTTCTATTCGGTAGAATTACCTCATTATTTAATTGTTGATCACAATGCTTCATCCACATCAATGAAAGAAATAATGTATTAGTACAACTATCAACAGCAACTGCATATGGTGCACCTGTATATGCAGCCATTTCTTCTTCAAACATTTTTACAATTTTATATGGATTGTGCAATGTTTTTTTATTTTCAAATATTTTTTCTTCCATTAATCTAAATTTATATCATCCATCCATCCATGCAAAGTTATAATAACATTACTTGGTTTGAATCCAATTCTAGTAAAGGCTCTATTTACTGAGTCGTTATTTATTAAAACATTATGTTCTTCCCAATGAAACCCCATTTCAGAACCCCACTCTAACCCAGCAATTGTAATGTCTTGAAATATACCCTTTCCTCTGTGTTTGGGGTCTACTGCACCCATACCACCCGCTGCATATATTTTACCTCCCTCATCATATGTTTTAAATGAGAGATACCCTGCAACTTCACCATCTTTCTCTGCAACCAATATCTTATCTGCCACGTTTAGGTTTGTGCAAGTATTATATGCCCAATCACCATATGCATCTAAACAATCATTTTTTTTTAATCTTTTGTTTGCAAAATAATGACCATAGTTATTAAAACATATTCTAGCCAATTTAACCATTCTTGATGTATCTTCTACTTTAAAATCTCTTATTATAAATGACCCATCTCTCTTTGGTAACTTAGTAATATTAAAGTCTTTGAGATTATAATAATATGTTTGTTGTGCATCTTTAATTCCAAACCCATAACTCTCTAGTTGGTTTATAATTTCAATATTATCGAATCCCATTCTTGCAATAACTAATTCATATTTATTGTCTAATAAATATGAAATACCCTCATTAATCCCTTTGTTATTGAGGAATTCATTATTTATTTTACCAACCTTAATATTAAATCTTTTACTATCTATTCCACTATATATATCCATCACCAAATACAAGTTTTCTTTAATGATGCACCACCAGTTAAATACCCCCTATTGGTATCTACTCCAAGAGAGTTATTTAACATTGTTCCTACATCAATATAAGTATTTTCTTTTTCAGCTAAAAATAATTTATGTATTAAGACCTCACTCAATGAAGATGCTGAAAATAAAAATATATGATCTTTAATATTATTATTTTCTATCCAATCAATAATTTGATCTGAAATATTGAAATTATTCACCATACAATTTTCTCCAACCCTAAAATCTTTAACCACCTCGAATGGTAGTTTAGATATATCCATAGTTTCATTACAAATATATACCACATTCTTAAATAGAGGGAGCATTTCATTCATAAATCTTGGGTAATTGGCATTTATTAATAAATTAGACCATGTTAAATGATCATCATCACCTCCACGAAAATCAACTTGCCACTTAAAATTTTCTTCTCCAACACAACACTTACAACTAAGACCCACAAAATAATTCTTATGGTGATACTGAAATGAGTCTTTTAGTGCATCGAAAAAATACCTATGCTCTACTGGATCAACATCTTTTAAATTTACAGAATTGTAAATACCTAATCCTCTAATACCATCTATCTCATACCAACTATCACCAATCTTAAGACTTTTATTCATTAGAAGGTGCATTTCACCATCAGAAAATCTTGTATATGCAAAATTCTCACCATTTAATAGCTTATTTTTTAATAAATCAAAATGCTCTACAAAATCTTTCATATTATTTACTTAACTGAACAGTTTTCCAACCATTCTTTATACAATGTATAGTAGTTTCGTTTCTTAGGTCTAGGTGATTACTTATTTTCCAAGAACTATTTTCGTCCGACCCTACTCTCCAACCATAATCCACATCACAAGACCATAAATTTTTATTATCTACGGGGTGTGGAGGTACGAAGGTATTTATATTACCATATTTTTGAGCTAAATATGAAAACATAATATCCTCACCATTATCCCAAGTGAATGGTTTTTCATAAAAAAGATATTTACTCCATTCTTGTTTAAAAAACCATGCGTGACCAACAAGATCAACCCTCTCAATACTACTTGAATTAGTGCCATTCCACCCTACTTTAGTGTGTGGTACATAACCATTACTATGCTGTAGAATACCGCTACCGCCATATATACCCTCTTGTTTTGACATTGAATCTAAACAATTTTTAAACCAATCTTTTTGAGGTAAAATATCGTCATCAAACATTGCGATATACTCTGTTCTACACAATAATGGTATAGTAAATCTACCAAAGAATTTAGTGTTCCAATTACATTCGTATGTGTTTATTTTCTCATCTTCAGGTAAATATTGATCAATACCAGAGTTATTAAACCAAACATGAATATTTTCAGGTTTAATTCTAATACTTTGATTTAGTATTGCCTCAATTTGTTTTTCTAGTGTATCAGGTCTTTTATACACATTTAAAATTACACTTATATCACTCATTTTAATCTATTCCAAGTACATCATAATATAGTTCTTCGATTAATTCAACAGAATTATCACTTCTATATTTTTCCACATCTTTTGGTACTTCTTGATAAGTTATGTCGAAAATAGTACCAGTATTATCAACCTCATAAATATATGCTGGTTTACCACAAAGCCAACCTTCTATTGTTGTTCTACCTCTAAAAATACCGATAGTAGTGTCACATTTTTTATAGTAATCTTCAACATTTTCTTTTATACCAAAATATGTTATATGACTATATTTTAATAAACTTGACATTACATTGAGTCTATCAATTCCAATAATCCAAAACTCTTTACCTTCTCTTTCAGTTCTTTTTGCGGTATGATTGATCATATTGATTCTTAAATGATCAATAGTACCAACAAAAAGAACAATTTCCTTTTCATTCTTTTTTTCTTTACTATAATTTGTGTTAAATCTTTCATGATCAAATGGATTGTCAATATGAATTATTTTATCTTCTTTAATACCATACGACATTATATAGTCTTTAATAGTATCTCTAATTGAAATATATTTTTTAATCTGTGGTGAAATAATTGGCACTTCAAAAACAGGAATAACCTCAGACCTAACATGCATTACGGCAGGTACATTGGGATAATTTCTTAAAATTATCTCACCTATTGGTTTGTGATTAATATGAAGGATATCAAATTTTTGTTTAGGTGCCTCACTTACATGAAAAACATTTACACCATATTCACTAATCATAGAAACCAACGGTTCCCCAACAATATTAGCTACAATAGTTACGTTATGCTCCCATTTACTTAATTGCTTTGCCATTTCAAAATTAGAAATTTCTGAACCAGTAAAACTATTAAATGAATTACAACAAATTAATATATTAAAACCACTAAAATCTTCCATTAATTCTCTAGTTTTAGGGGTAGGTCATCTTTAAAGTGATTAACAAACATTAATCTATTTAATTCCCACTCACCATTTACTTGACCTATGGATAGGTGAGTTACTCTAATATCAGTAACGACACCAATATTACAACCAGCAAGGTAATTACTAATACAAAACGGTATGTCGTAATAATGAAACATACCAAATCTTAAATCAAACTCTTCTTCAATATTAAACGGATCAACAGCCATAAATAAACCATCAATTGCCACAACTGGCTTAACTCCTCTAAATTCTTGTGAGTATGTACTAGTATATTCCTCTAGACCGTTATCGTGATTAACAATACCATACATTCCCTTTGTTTTCATTTGGTTGGTCTCATCTAACCACCAAACACCGTTTTCTTCAATTGTATCTGTTCCTGCGATTCCAATTATCTGATAGTCATTATTTCTATCATTAAAATGCATCAATAATCTATTGCCCCAATTTTTTGTATTGAATAAAACATCGTTATGAACAAATACTGCGATTGTAGATTCCTTATCTTCAATTTCAGAAAGTGCTCTATTATAAAGTTCTGGGAGAGAATATTCTCTTTTATTTTCGTACCTCTTTAATTTATACTTGTGGCTACCTATGGTTCTCTTTACTCTTTCTTCAAATAATGAGTCTTCCTCATGTGATAGATGTGTTGAATAAATAACAACAATTTTCTTCTTCATGAAGCAAATATATAAAATTATTCTTTAATATATAAATCAATTTTATCATTAAACTCACTTCTAACTCTATCTATTGGGAACGGTATGCGAATTATATCACCAATCTCAATATCAAATTCACTAGTATACTTGGAATTACCAAGTAATATGAAAAAATCATACATTGGATTATTATAGTATTTATTGGCATACCTATCTAGTCTATCGTTAGGTTTCCATTCAATTGTTTTGTCTGATGGTGATGCACTAATTTTAGTAAAAGGTAAATCAATAATTTCATTATTATCGACTTTAAGTGCTTTATATCTATTAAAATTATTTTTCATAATTATTCTTCATTATTTCTACCACCCAAAAAAGAGTTTTGAATTGTTCTAAATATCTTAGATGCTATTTGTTTATTCTCCATTTCATTTGCAACACTTTCAGCAGAACCATTTCCCTTTTTAAATGTTGAATTACCATAGTAATTGAAAGATACTGCATTTTGTAGTGCATCGATAGGTTCTTTTAATGATTGACCACCAATTAACTTTAGTGACATAGTAACGTCTGCTGTCATAAATTGTAATCCCATGCCTTCTGGGTTCATATCCCAAGGAGCATCATCATAATTTAATTCCATATTCTCAATAATTGCTTTTGTATGGAACTGATCACCTAATCTAATTATAACTACTGGTTGTTTCCCAAAAACAGAATTTCTACTAGTAATAATATTTCCATTATCAGCAGTTTTTGTTATTGGCGTACCTTGTCTTGTACATTGATGTAAGAATGTTAGTCTTCTATGATAATCTTCAGGTGTTTGAGAATAAAAAACAGATTGGAAAACATTATTTTCTACAACTGATTGAAACCCTTCTGGATATAATTCATTAACTGTGTGTTCATTAAATGTAGATGAGATACCCTTCATTGAACTCTTACTTAGTAAATTTCTTTTCTTTGAAATTGAATTTAATTGACCTTCAAGGTCTTTAATTCTCGCTTTGTCTTCAACACTAATATTATCTATTCTTTGTGTTACATTCCCATTATTAAAAAATAAAATTTCAACAGTTCTTTCTTTTTTAACTATTTCATTGGCGATATTTTCAGATGACTCACCAAGAGAACCTGCGTCTTGAGAACCTCTTGGAAGAGTTCTTATTATATTACCATTTCTAAGCTTATTAATGAAATTATCATTTGGATATGCAATTTCAAATTGATCTATAATATATTCCTTGACCGCCTGAATTCTTCTACTACTTAGTTCTTGATTATATTCTTCAGATATAGTTATATCAGAATTATTAAACAATCTACTTGATCTACCAATTAATTCTATAGTCACTTGACCTCTCTTTTCCTCAGAAAATAGATCAACAACAATATCTTTGATTCTACTATTAAAATCCTCATTTAATCCAAAGTCCCAACCTTGATCTATTACTGTTTGGTTTCCTTGACCATTCTCATATATCTCACCACCAATCTCAGTTGTAGTATCAACATAATTTTCTATGTAACCAGTAACACCAAAAACACCACTAACATAAGGTTGATCATTAGGGAAAAACACATTAATATCACTTGGTATTTCTAATTCAATTGGTTCTAATTCAATTGTATCACTAAGTATTTCTAATTCAGTTAGAATTTCGATTTCCTTAGCAATTAAATCAAAATCATCACCATAAATAATTTCTTCATTTAATGAAGCAGTACTACCAAAATCAAAGAAATTTGCTATCTCTCTGTGTGATTTCATTTTTTTCACATGTGAAGGGTGATCAACTAATAACTTAAAACTAAGCGTTGCTGATCTTTCGGTTGAATTATATGAATAGATTGGTTCACCTCTACCAATAAAATTGGTTGTGTCATGCTTTACTGATACTTGTTCAATTACTCTAACATCATAAGGTGCAAACCACATTACTCTACCATTGAAACCCTTTTCATGTTCTGGTAATCTACTAAAAATTTCGCTTTCTCTATCGAATGCTAAATTTTCCATTGAAAACATAACATTCAAATTAACACCAGTATCATTTGGGCTAGGTGCATACTTAGGTACAACATTATTATAAATTACTGAATTGGGGTTTTGGTTATAAACCTTATTACCTTCAAACCTAATTGCCTTTGCAAAATTATTATATGGATCATCAATTGTGTGTTGTCTTACACCATCACCTTCCCTTAACATATTGGGAAATGCTGTATCTGGTACATAATACAAACCTGAACCCTGTTTACCTTCTATTGAACCATCAATCTCAGATTTAATTATTTTTTCATTACCACCTAATCCATTTCTTTTAATTTTATGTAATCCTTGATGAAGCTTTAATAATCCAACTTTGGCATTTGAACCATTCTCTAAACCTACTCCCCATCTTAAATCATCATTATTAAATCCAAATCTTGGGTTATTAACACCATCGCCATTTCTTAATACATCTTCAACTAAAGCAAGATTACGTGTTTTACCGTAGATATTATTTTTACCATATGCATCTTCCAATTTTCCATACTCTTGAGTATTATTAGTTCCATAATGTAAAATAAGTGAGTTACGATAATCAATATTTATGTTTTCAATTTTTGAATTGATATCAGGAAAATATATTTGATTTGTTGGAAAGAAATCTCTATTTGATATATACCTATCAATACGTTTAAGATTTAATTTATCACTTTGGAGATTACGTGTAAATGGTATATCAGTTCTCTTATAATAGTTACTATCCAATTGATTTACTAATATTCCTAATTGACCTTTACCAGTATTCTTTAATAGATCAATATCATTATGAGTATATGTATTGACAATACGTGGTAATTTTCCAGTACTAAATGAGGTTAATTTTTCTACTAATAAACCAAATGTTGTTTGATTTTCTCTTCTTGTTATTTCAAAATCAATCTTCTTAGTAAGAAAACCAGTATTGGGATCACCATCAACTAGGTTTTTAATGTTAAATGTAGGTACAAACTCAGCTTTAGCCCTATTGGATACTGTCTTTTGTAGTTGATCACTTAATATTTGAACTCCTATTTGTTGTATTGGTGTTAATGGTGTTGTTAATCTACCTAATACTGTATTTGTAAAGTCAAAACTTTCAACTGGTTTTATAATACCAGAAATACTATTGATTGCATCAACAAACTTTGGATTTTCAACATTGTACGGATCATCAGGGGAATATAAATTCCTAGATAGTATCTGGTTTCTTAATTCTTTTGAATTATCTAAAAGTCTTGACATTTAGTTTTCTTATAAATACGATTAGGTATTTTTTACATAAAAAAAAAATAGTTCTATCCCCTGACACAATTCATTGTAACTTATACTGATTAAGTTATTGATTCTTTTTTTCATAGAGAAAAAGAATTATGCTTTTATGCTGTGGCTTAAAGTTCATTAATATTGTTTGAAATAACCTAGAATACGTAGTATTTTAGTGTTATAAGTATTACTGAAATGAATGTTATTGTGCTAACTGGTGAGTCTGCGAAGTTACAACAAAAAAACGATAGATGCAAGTATATAGAAAAAATAATTACTAACTAGCTGCACTTATTTGATTTTTTTGATCTGATTGTTGTATTTCCAAACGTCTAGCTAAATTAAGACCCTCACTAACCTTGTCACTATCTAGGTACATATCAACTTGTAAATTCATTGCAACTTCCTTATTTGAGAACTCAACTTTTAGTGGTTTAGATAAAATACCTGCTAGTGATGAGAATGAAGATGAATTAGTTTGTAGTCTAGAAATATCTTGTAATAATCCTCTTATTTCAGTTAAATTAGATGTGTCACTTTTTAGTAAAGTATTTAATGGTTCTAATCCTGCACCTAGTTTTTGTATACCATCTGCATGTTTTGCCATTCCAGATATTGATTTATTCAATGTAATTGCACCTATTATACCCATTGGGTTACCCATCATTAATGATGCTGCACCAATTCCTGCCATACCAACTCCAATTCCATTTATATTTACATTATCTAATTTACTAAGACCCTCAGCCATTTTACCTATACCAGAAGCAGCAATACCAATTCCAGCACCAATCATAGTAACTGTACCGCCTAACGCAAGCATACCCACTGCACCAGCTGTTGCTGCTGCACCAACAATTGGTAGTATTACCATTAAATTTCCTAATCCTAATCTAATTTCTTTTAGTGCTTTTAATTGTTTATCGTCAAGTCCTTTTAATGAATCGGAAATCATAGAAATACCTTTCCCTGCCATCATTATTCCTGCACCAGTACCAGCAGTAGCTAATCCAATTCCAGCACCGCCTTTTAGCATTCCACCTCCACCTTTTAACATACCAGCACCACCACTACCGCCCAGAGCCATGCTACCTAATTTAAATGCTCCTTTTAGAAGACCACCAGCACCAATTAGTGCAACTGCAACGGCACCTGCCATTTTCCATGATGTATTTAAATCGTCTACCCATTTAACACCTCTTTCAACAACGGGTCTCATTTTTTCAAGAACTTTATTTACACCAGTTAATACTGGTAGTAATGTTGCTTTTAGTGATTGTATTGTATTTTGAAATGCATCTTCAAAGTTTTGTGCTGCTTTTGCTCTTTCTTCAAGTGATTTACTTTGTGATACTACCGCATCAAGTTGTGACTTAGTTAATGTGCCTATGTCTTTAGTAACACCAGCAATTGAGAACTTACCTGTTTTATTATTAAGCCTTGCCATACCCTCAACAGCTTCTTTTTGTTCCCTACTGAACCCACTATTAATCATTTCTGATCTCATTTTCTGAATTAGAGTCATTTGCTTTGCTTGATTTACAAGCTGACCAGTATCCATACCCAATGCTTGACCAACTCTTTCAAGTCTATCAATATCAACTGCCGAAACAAATGTTTCAAAAGTACCATCCGCATTTTTCTTAAAGGTTGCAACACCTTTAGTCATCTCATTAATTTTTTGAGTGAACTTAGCTGGATCGTTACGTGATAAGAAAAGTAATTCAAATGGATCACTTTTTGCAAACTCACCACCCATAACTTGTAATTGTGCTGCTAGGTCTACAGCACCTTCTAATGTTCTTGCTCTACCAGCAGAATCTATCATAGACCCCATATCGATCTTAAACTTCTCACTATATGCTGCCATTTTAGCAAAATCTTTGACACCATTTCTGAATGTCATTGTTTGTAGTCTATTAAAGTTAGCTGATATATTTTTGAATACCTTAGTCGCATTCACGCCCATTCTGTCGGTGGTATTTAATATTTGTTCTATGTTCGATGCAGAATTTTCTGCATTTAGTCCCATTAATTCAAACTGACCCGCAAGTTTAGCTGCGTTTTCTATACCTAATCCAGTCCCAGCACCAATTAATGCTATTGATTTATATGATTCTGCTGAAAGTAATGCTGCTCTACCCGTCTCGTCTGCGTAAATTTTTGCTGCAACAGCTAATTCTCCAGTACTTATACCTAACTGTGCTGAAAATGATGCTGCTCCCTCGATTGATGATCTTACTATTTGAGATTTGGCTGCGGTAATACCAAATTCAAGGCTGATTGACTTAATCGCCTTATCTGATTGCATTAAATAATCTCTGGTTGATTTGGTTTTATTCCAAATTTTACCTAAAACATCAGATATATTTCTTTCGGTTTTAAGTTTTTTATCTAAATTTCTTAGTTCTTCTCTTTGGGTCTTTAATATATCTCTTTTTTTAATTAACTCACTCCCAGTAAGACTTAAACTTTCCTTCTCTGATTCAACAAGTATTTTTTGTAGTAACCCTCTTTTTTCTTCAATTAGGTATTGTTTTTTCCTAGTATTGAGAGATAATGACATCGCATCTAACTCTTTTTTATTAAGTTCTAGACTTTCTCGTAAATTTTTAATTCTATTTTCCGAATTATCTTCTGCCATTAGATGGAATATTTACATATAAATACTATGATTGTTTTTTATGATCTCCCTCTACGTGCTTTATCATACGCCTCTTCTTGTTCCTTCATTTCTTCTCTGAAAAGGGTTAAATAATATCTTCTATTATGTACTGGTATTTTTTTTATGTACTCTGCTGAAAAATTAGCATGTTTAGTTAGAAGATAAATCTCCTGCATCACAATTTTTTTGTACTCACCTAAAAGAGACTTGGGAAAAAAAAATCCTCACCGACACTTAATTTTGACATAAATTTAAATCCATCTTTTGTTGAAAATTCATAACTCATATCAACATCTGGCATCACTTCCAGATATTTTCTCTTTATTACATTAACATCTCCTGCTCTCATTACATCAACAAACTTCCCGATATACTCTTTATCTGTTTTTCCATCGATTGATTGTATTCTTGCTTTTAATAAATCAGTACCAAACGTATCATAATCCTTATTATATGTTTTCTTGATTTCAATAGCATTTTCAAAAATAAATTCTTCCTCACCAGAAGTTAATAATCTAAATTTTATTGTTTTACCTGACATTGGTAGGGTTTGTGAAAAAAGTCCATCACCATCAGGTAGTTCATCAACCTCCTTATATTTTAATTTTGTAAGGTCAACTACTGTTTCAAAACTATTTCCTGTTCTTGGGTCAGTAACAACTACATCGTAATTATTACCATATGAAGACATTCTAAGAAATAGTAGTATTGCATTTCTATCACCGCTAAGTAATTCATAAGGTCTAATATTTTTGTCTTTTAATTTTCGTTCAATTATAACGTCCATCATTTTGCCCTTCTCATTTAAAGATGGTGATGTTATTATATCCTCATCTTCAGAAGTTAAATAACCAACAGTAACTTCAGAAATATTATTCTTATAAAAAAGACCCTTAGATGGTAAATCAATAATCTCTGAAGACATAATCAAATCTGGATCAGTTTCAGATGTTGCCTGAGAATAATAATCCTTCTTAGGATTAATTGGGTTACTCTCTACTTTTGTGTTATTGATAACATTATTATCACCTTCTTTTTCTTCAGTACCTCTGATATTATCAAAGTTACTTAGTGCATCCTGTAAATTCTGTTCTGGCATACTATAATCTGTATAAATTTTTATAATTAATTATAAACTCATAGAGTTGTAATAATAAATACATGTTTTTTATAAAAAATACAATTTAATTCAAGATTAGTTAAATATGTACGTATAACAATATATAAATTTAAGAATTATATGACAAGAATAAGTAATAGAAAATCAATAAAAGGTGATATTCATTCAGAATATGATGAATATAGGGAAGGTGTAATACAAAGAGAAAAAAGCGATTTATCTAAAATTCTTAAAAGAGACTTAAAAATAAGAGCAAAAAACAATAGTCAAATTGACTTAATAAAAAGTGTTAAACACAATGATGTGACAATATGTGCTGGTAAAGCTGGAACAGGGAAAACCTTTGTTGTATTGGCAACTGCTTTGGAATTATTAAGAAAAAGACAAAGCCCATACACAAAAATTTATCTAGTGAAATCCGTCACAACATTAAAGGGTGAAGAAATTGGTTACTTAAAGGGTGGTTTAGACGAGAAGATCGAACCATTTATGATGAGCTATAAATTTAATTTAAATAAGTTACTAGATAGTGTTGATGTTAGTGCATTATTATCTAGTAAAGTAATAGAGCCATTTCCATTGGCATTTGCAAGGGGTGTTAGTTTAGATAATTGCATTGTTATTGTTGATGAAATGCAAAATGTTAGTTTAACAAACGCAAGAACTATTTTAACTAGAATGGGTGAAAATTGTAAGATGATATTAATGGGAGATACAAATCAGGTTGATATGAAAAACGCTGGTGATAGTTCATTAAATAGTCTTTTAAATATGTTTAGTAATTCAGAGGGTATTGGAGTTGTTGAAATGGACTCTAAATATGTTAATGTTAGAAATCCATTAATTGATATTATTGAAAGGGGGTTTGATAACTATGGAAAATAAAAAACTACTTGCTATTTACGTTGGTATTGCTGATACAGTAGGTGACAGTAATGATTTTTTAGAATCAGTTACAGAAACTCTTGGAAAAATTATAGACGAAAATAATTATACTACTATAATTATACCAAGGATTGACTCATCAACAATAAAGATTGAATGTATTGACCCTCAATATATCACTAAAGAAGAATTAATAAAAGAGAATGAAAAAGCTCTTCTTGATTTAACAAAAAAAATAATAGAGCTAATATGAGTGAATTTAATGACGATAATTTTATGGATGATGAGGAGATGAGTAGTTTTCTAGAAAATCTATGGGAGAGATTAACCAAAGAGGGAAAAATGGATAGAATTGAGAATTTACAAGAGGAGTTATATGATCTAATTGGTCACCCTATTGAAATAAATATTCTATTAGATCAGTTTGTTGAGAAATATAAGATGGATACTGGTTTAGTCCCAGCCAATGCATTTTTTAATGAAGAGATAATCGGTGACCCAATTACTGTTGGAGAATTGGTTGATAAACTTAGCATGGAAGAAGATAATAGAATAATAGCAATAGACCCAATATATCTTAAAGATGGATTAAATCTTATTGATGATATGCTACTTATCGACAGTGAAGACAGCTTAATAATAGTACCAAAAAAAATTAAAGAAAATGAGTAAACCTAGAATTGCAATAGATATAAATGAAGTACTTAGAGGTACTTTTCAGTCCTTTTTGAGACATTATGAATCAGAATATGGACTTATTGATGATGATGAAATTGTTTATAGTTACGACTATTTCAAAGACTATGAATGGGCAGAAGAAGAACTAATTGAGGAAATTCTAAGAGAAGACCTAGATGAAACTATTTCACCTAATGAATATGTAATTGATGAGGCGACAGGGAGAGCACCTGTAGATGCAATTGCATTTAGAAAAGAGGTAACTCTTTTATCACCAGAGGATGTTTTTAATGAATTTATGTACGTTGAATATGTATACCAAATTTTTGGAGGTGCCCCTGAAGCATATAGAAATCTATCTGCTGATTTTCAGATTTTTCATAAAAAATATAGTGAAGATTACGATCTAATTTTAGTGTCTAAGGACAATCCAATTGTAGTACCCTCGACATTATTCTTTTTATCTAAGATTAAAACAAAGATTTCTACAATTAAGTTTGTAAAAAGTTCGGAGGAAATGTGGAACTCGTGTGATATTTTAATCACTACCGATCCAGATATTGTTAACTCTGAAGTACCAAAAGATAAATCACTAGTTAAATTTTCTAGACCCTATAATTCAGAATCTGAGGTTGATGGAGATTTCTTACAGCTTTGTGATTTGGTCGATGAAGAGAATAAAAAAGAAAAAGTAAATAAATTTAAAAAAATATTAAAAAAATATGGAAAATAATATGACACCCCTTAAAGAAAAGGAATTGATTGTTTCATCTATCAAAGCTATTGATGAATCCAAATCAAAATTCATGTTCTATGTACCAACGGTACAAACCCCCAACACTTCTGTTTATGAAGTCTATTTTCAAGCAAATGTATTAATGAAATTAGGTTATGATGTTACTATGTTAACCGATGGTCAATTTGTAAAACCAGATTATATAGAATCTGAATTACTTCAAGTACCTCACGTATCAAGTGATAAAAATAAACTAACAGTATCTAATTATGATGTTTTAGTTATTCCAGAGACATATAGTAATGTTCTTGAGATGACCAAAAATCTGCCGTGTATTAGAGTTGGTTTATTGCAATCATTCGATTATATGCTTAATGCATTAACTGTTGGTATGGGATGGCAACAAATGGGAATAAAAAATATATTAACCACAAGTAATGAGGTTAAAAAACTGATGGTAGAGTATTACGGTGAAAACACATTTGATATTAAATCATATCAAGTTGGAATACCAGAATACTTTAAAAAACCAACAAAACCTAAACAACCAGTAATTGGAATCGTAGGGAGAAACTCAAATGAAATGAGCAAAGTAATTAAACTTTTTTATGCTAAAAATCCTCATTTGAATTTTGTGACTTTTGATACTATCATGACAGAAACAAATCCACCTAAACATACGGATAGGGAGAATTTTGCAAAGAGAATTAGTAGCTTTTTTGCTGTTCTTTGGATTGATAGAATTTCTTCTTTTGGTACACTACCACTAGAAGCAATGAAGACGGGAACAATCCCTGTTGGTATAGTTCCAGACATTACACCAGATTATCTCATTGGTGAGGATGGTAAATCTATTAATTGTGGTGTTTGGGTCAATAATCTATATGACTTACCTATTATATTGGGTGATGTATTAGATGCGTTTTTAAATGACTCAATCCCAGATGAAACATATGAAAAAATGGAGGAGGTGTCTAGTATATACACTCAAGAAAATTCAAGTCAACAATTGACTGAATATTATAAAGGTCTTCTATTAGAAAGAAGAGAATCACTTGTAAATAGATTAGAAGTAATTGAAGAATCATTAGGTAAAGAAGAATCTACCCAAGCATAAAATATATAAAAATGAATTTAACAGTAATAGTACCCGTACATGAATTTGACGAATCAGTTAAACCACTATTCGACACAGCACTCACATCTTTAGATGTTCAAGGAAAAGAAGTGGATATTTTGGTGGTTGTACCTGAGTCAATTCAGGATAAAATGCAGAAGCATTTAAATGAAGATTATAAACACTCAAAACTAAAAATTAAAATAATTAGTAATACTGGAGATACTGACTTTCAAAGCCAAATTAATTTAGGTGTTGAAAATACAGAAACAAAATATTTCTCTTTTTTGGAATTTGATGATGAGGTTGATAAAAAATATCTTCAAAGAATAGATGAATATGTAGAGTCTTATGATGATGTTGATATGTTCTTAACCACAGTAGTACAATTTGATGCAGAAACAAATAAACCAGTTGGTACAACTAATTTGGATATATGGTCAAAATCGTTTGTTGGTGATAATGGTAGAATTGGGTTTCTTTCCGAAAATATACTTAAGGAATATAGTGTGTTTAGTATTAACGGTGCAGCGATTAGTGTTGATCACTATAAAAAAATTGGAGGGCTTAAAAAGAATATTAAATTATCATTTGTATATGAATTCTTATTAAGATCAGCTCAAATGGGTAGTACAATTTTTGTTATACCAAAATATATCTATAAACATGTAAATGGTAGAGAAGGATCATTGTTTTCAACATATAATGATGTGATGAGTATGGTAGAAAGAAAGTTTTGGTTTGACACAGCTAAAAGAGAATCACATTTTACTGACGATAGGACTGTTGAGTATGTCGAAACTAAAATGGAAGTAACTGACTAATAACTAAAAGTATCTAGGCAATGAAATATGCAAACAAGAAAAAGAAGAAAAAAGCAACAATACTTTGGTGAATGTGAAGAACAGGCAGTTGTTGACTATATAAACGGTAGTTCATCTGATAGGGATAGAATCTATAGGGAAATACTAGATGAGCCATTTAGAAAAATGGTTGAGTCTATCCTAAGAAGATATCCAATTTATATAGGTAACAATACAATGCAAGAAGTGGAGGTTAGTTGTTTGTCTCATTTAATACAAAAAATGGTTCAATTTAATCCAGAAAAGATTACAAAAAATGGTAAAAAAACTAAGGCGTTTAGCTACCTACAAACAATTGTAAGAAATTATTATAGAGATCATAATAAGGATTCATATAAGAATAGACTTAGAGATTTAAATTTTGAGGACTACTCTAGTGAAATTCTAAATAGAGATGAATATCTCTATAGAATCGATGATGATGATATTTCGGAAATTGACGAACTAATTAAGATAGTATTGGTGGAGATTAATGGTGTACTTAATACACATAAAGATTTAAAGAAAAATGAAATAATTGTTGGTAATGCAATATTAGAGATATTTGAAAATTGGGATACAATCTTCATGGAGGATACTTCTAATGGTAGGTATGATAAAAAAATCAGCAATAACTTTACTAAAAATAAAATATTATTGATGTTAAACGACATTACTGAATTGAATACTAAAGAAATAAGAACAAACATGAGGAAATTTAAAACCATTTATAATTTTGAAAAACATAGATTTTATAATCCTAATGATTAGTATTTATTAATAAAGAATTTATTATGGCAGGGGGTAGACCACAAAAGAAAAAATTACAATTAAACAACGAGGAAACAGTTAATAAGATTCTTCAGGAAATTTATAATGAAAATCTAGAACTTAAAAGCTCAATTAGAAAACTCTATGTGAAGTGGGAAAGATATGTGATTAGTGAAACTGAAGTTGGGGCAATTGGTAAAAATATATATGATATACTAAACCTACTACAAAGACATCACACAACAAAGTTGGATATCTTAAAATTCATGAGAGATTATAATCTAGATAGTAATAAAATTACATTAGGATACGACAAACTTCAAGTAGAGAAAGATAATATTGAAGGTAAGTCCGAAGATGCTTCTCAGGGCAATGAAGTTATGAGTGCTGCTAGAAAATCTGAACTAAGAAAAATGGTTGAAGATGCAAATAAAAGAAAGAGTTTATAAATTAGATAATGGGTCTTGTTGATGATAAAAGAAATGTAATAAATAATATTGCTGCATTAGACTCTCTTGGGTCTATTAATGACGGTATATTGTCTAGTAATTTATCATCAATAAACACAGAAAAAAATGTACCTAATTTCCTAATTGACGTATTGACTGTAATTGTTGGTAGTGAATCCCTTAAAGGTTTATTAGGTGACTTCATTAATGGTGTTGCTGAAGATTTAGAACCAACAATAAAAACTTCACTAAAAAAACAATTAACACAGTTTGATAGTGAGGAACAACTCCCATCTGATTTTGAAACGAATGGTTATGTAATACCTGTAAGTGATATTGATTTAAATGACATATTAAGAGAAGACCCAGCATCTAGTGTTGGTGAATTAATTTACTCGGATGTTAGTGATGGTTTCTTAAGAAAAATGAAGGAATCAATAACATCGGAAAGTGAAATTATATATAAAAATATTACAATTACTTATAGTGAAGCATCGGACACACTAACCTTTAAACCACTTACATCTGGTCAAAGTAAATTTCAATTTATTAATGATTTTATTGATGATATCGATATTATTGATGGTTCACTCATCGCAATTTTAATTGTTGATTTAATTTTTGGAACAATACAGTCTAATAGAAAAAAATCTAAAGAGAAACTCTTAATAGAAGAAAAAAATAGGAGACTAAAAAGGAAATTTTTATCCGATCAAGTTATTATGATAACTCAAGACGAGTTAAACGAAATTAATGGGATTGTTGAAGATAAATTTAACGGTGTTTATAGTTATGATATTGGTTGTGGTGTATTGGAGTCTGAATTAAGTATTGAAGATTTAAATACCCTTAAAAATAATATTTCTGGCGTTACAGATAATATTAATATTATAAATGAGTATGCAGATATTCTTAATAAATCACTATCAAACCATAATTTTGAGGATGATAGGAAAACAATTGAGGATAATTTTTTTAAGGGGTTAATTGAAAGATTTATCGAGGCTATTATTGACTCTATAACTGCAACACCCCAAGCAAGAATTATCTATATTTTATCTGAATCAATCAAACAGGGAGAAGTAGTGATAAATAGTTTAGGAGATCAACTAAATAACAATATAAATCAATATAAATGCATAAAAAATGATGTAACATCAGAGATAAATGAGTTTATATTTGATTTAGTTAAGGGTGAGATAGAAAAATTGGTTATCCCATTAAGTAAAAAAATATTAACAGAAAAAATAAATCAGAACCAAAGTATAATTAAAAGTTTAGTAAGAATATAATGTCAGTAGATTTTAATAATATTAATTCAGTTATTGAAGCACTTGATAAGGTTTTAAAATTAAAACCAATTGGGGGTAATTCATCTATTCCTGCACCAATAATTATACTTGGTGTACCAAGAAGAAGTGGAATATCACCAACTAAAGTTGCAAGTAAGATAATCGCTAGACAGAGTGAGGCTGGAATACCCGTAGGGGCATTACCTTCTGGTGCGATAAATCCAAATGAAATAATGATTAGGATTATGGTAGAGGAGATAGTTAAAAGTTTACAGGAAGATGCAATTATTGAGGTTGGTATACCAGCAGGAACTACATTAACGGCAAGTGGTGCCAGTCCAGCAGGACCTGTATCGGTTGTCGGATCAACAATATCAATTACAAAGGGTTATGGAGTCATTAAATAATAAAACTGAAATTGAACTTAATAATCTTTTCAATAAACTTCGTGACGAACACGAATCTAAAAAAGAAGAGATTGAGTCACTAACATATAAATTAGATGAGATAGTAAAATCAATTGAGGAGTCCGAAAAAGAATTAATATTAATTGAAAAGAATTATACCAATTTAGTTAAATTCATATATAATAGGAAAAATGTATAACGAAAAACATCTACTTAAGAACAATTCCATATATAATAAGTCTCAAAACAAGCAGGATGAGACTAGGAGAATGTATGATGCAGAAGTCATTAGTATTGACGATGTTTTAGATGGTGGTAGAATTAAAGTTAGAATTCCTGAATTAGATAAGGATGCATCTAATGCCGATCTACCTTATTCATATCCACTACTACCTAAAATTTTTCATTTCTACCCTAAAATTGGTGAATGTGTAAGAGTATTAGTTGAAAATAAAGCGACTCCACAAACAGGTAGACTTTGGGTTGGGTCTGTATTCTCACAATTAAGTAAAATTAATTTTGAATCAAAATATACTGCATTATCCACAACAGGTAAAGGTGTATCAACTCCAGATATTGCACCATCTACAATTACCGAAGCTAATGGTGTTTTCCCTAAATTAGACACTATTGCTATCTTAGGAAGAAATAATGCTGATCTTCAATTTAGAAATCAAGAGGTCGAACTAAGAGTTGGTCAACATGAAATTGATAACCCCCTAAAAAGGAATATAAAGAACACTGGATCAATCTTAATGAGTTATCATGGTGATGACACCCCATACACCTCAACTATCATTAGATCGGATAAAATTGCCCTTATTAGTCATAATGGTAATCCAAAAATTAAATCAACCGATTTAACAAATACAGATATTGATGATATATTCAATATATGTCATCCAACTGTTAGAGGTGATGTACTTGTAAAAATCATGGATGTTTTTAGACAGGCAATTATTGGTCATATACATGGTTATTCCAATATATCAGCAGATAAAAATGACATAATAAATGATCTTGAGAAATTAAATTTAGAGAGTCTACTTCAAAAGAATATTGTAATAAATTAAATTACATTATATTTGCCCTATATGATATCACTACCAGTTAATGTTTTTGATGTATTCAATGACATCACATACTTTGACGAACCACATAAGTATTATGATGATGAGGGAATCCCCTACATATCAACAACTACGTTAATACATGAGTATCTACCTGAGTTTGATGGTGAATTACATAGTGAAAATTATGCAATAAAGCATAACCTAACTCAAAATCAAGTAAAATATGCATGGGAATTCCTTAATTATTACGGAACAAGAAAAGGTAGTGCTGCTCATGATTATGCCGAAAATCTTCTTATTAATAAAGTTTTTAATCCATATGATGTAAATCAAATTATTGGTGATTATGGATATGATATAATTTCAGGAGGTTTTAAAAGATCAAAAAAAATTATAGATAAATTTTATTCTGACATAAAGGGTAAATTAATACCAGTTAGAACTGAATTAGTTGTATTCGATAGGGATTTTGGTATTGCAGGAATGCTTGACCTACTTGTTTTTAATGTAAAAACAGGAAAACTGGAAATATGGGACTATAAGACAAATAAGAATATAACAACTCGCAATGATTTTGGTAGAACATTATCTGGTTGCTTATCACATATAGATGATTGTGATTTAGAAATTTACTCACTTCAGTTGTCTATTTATAAAAAAATAATTGAAAAAAACACTGGTTTGGAACTAGGTGATTCTTATTTAGTATGGGTTAACGAATCTAATGATTCATATAAAGTAATAAAAACAAACAATAGACAACTAGAAGTAAAACTAATGATTAATGACATAAAAAAAGCTACATAAAGCAGCTTAGTTTTTTTAGAAGTTATGTATACACCTCCAAGGTTGAACAGTTAGTTGTAGTTTTTTAACTTCTTTTGATGAGTAATCACTATTACCAAAATCAGCAGTTACAATTTGACACTGTTCTAATGTCCATTTATTTACAGTAATACCAGTTGGGTCAAGTTCTTTATAAATTAAGTTTTTCTTATATCCAATAGCATAACCCTGTCTACCTGATAAAGACTCAGCATGTAATCTAACCCACTCCATTAGTTGTGTAGTTGTTCTACTCCCGATAGTATCAATAAAAGTAATATCGATTGGCTCCCACTTAAAACCATTAGCTAAATAATTAGTTTCATTCATAAATGGAATTTCTGTTGAATTTATATTCATCGTAGGGGACTTAACAGATTGTACTTTCCAAACTTCAACAGCTAATTCTGATGGAAATTCAACAAAGAATCTATTTTCTACTAACGGCTCGTATTCAAATGGAATACTTCTAAGCATATTTGACATAGTGATCTATTTTTTGGTGTTCTTTTTTATTTATTATAAATACTTATGATCTTTTTTTTCTTCTTAGTTCGGATTTAGAAAGAACAGTTAAAACTTCTTCTTTCTTGATTACCTTCACTACTTTTTCTTCGATCATAGGAGTAGTTTCTTTTTCAGTAACTACTGTTTCTACTACTAATTCTTTTTCTACTTTCTTAATGGTAGATTTTTTCTTACCCATTAATTTATCTGTTATACTTTTTGTCATATCCCTGTTTTATTTTATATGTTCTGGAACGATGCACCAGAAGGTGAAATAGTAAATGAAATACCAATATTTTCAAGTGATTTGGTTGGTACTAATTCGATCTCACCAATTAATTCGTTTCTATCTCTAGATTCTGGAGTTAACTCCATTTTAATATTAAATGTCTCTAAACCTCTTTCTCTTTTAATACTTTCAAGAATTGGATTAGCTTTATCTAAGAACTGATCTACTGTTGTTTCATCAGCCTGTTCAAATAATAATCTAACTGCTATGTTTGAAATCAATACTTTAAGTCTTAGTAATAATCTTCTTACATTAATTTTATTTAATGCACTATCTGCTTCCTGTAGTGTTTTCTGCCCCATGATTGCTACACCTGTATCAGTGTATTCTACCATTGGGTTTATGTTACCACTATAAAGTATATCTTTAGCACCTTGTGATAATTTATATTTTGCTTTACGTGAATCAGTTGCACCTCTTTGTAGACCCGCTGGAGCAAACCAAGGGAATGCAACGGTATCAGTAAATGCCATAGCCTTTACAACCTCACCAGTCGCAGGTAAATACATATTCATTGAAGTATCTGAATTATTTACTTGTATGTGAGGGAAATAAGTAGTAGCATAATTACTATCGATTTCTGTTGTACCTAAAAGGTCAACAATATCCTCTGCTGCAATAACATCATCCCTCTTATTGAATGTACCAACAACATTAATATCTGGCGAATCCACGATATATAATGTATCAGTTCTTTCATTTTCCATAATGTCAATAACCTCTTCAACTAATCCAAGATTATCAGACCAGTTTAGTGCTGGTGTAGCAAATAGGTTAATTGTTACTTCTTCTGGATTTGCAAATGTTCTAAATGCAGTAGACCACGCAACGTAATCTGTTTTAGTTTCACTTGGAGTAGATACACTATCATAAACATTACCTACCTTATAAAGGTCAGTATTTGTTCTAGAACCTCTATGTCCATTCCAACCATCAAATCCCCCTGAAGGAACTAATGTAAACTTAGCCGAATTTCTTTCGCCATAAATTGAACCATCTGCAATGTCAGCAGAATCTCTTAATTCACCAGCACCAACCTCGAATTGACCTATTGATGTCTCACCATCAAAATAAGTTCCAGTTGCACCAGAATCAAGGTGGAATCCTTTAGATTTAACTAACGAAGAAGCATCTTCCTGTCTTTTGTATGTAAAGAAATCACTAGCGATACCATCACCAACAAGTCCAGCACCGTCATATGCTCTTTCAGACACACCTAAGTATGTTCTATTTACTTTATCAGTAGAAGAGTATGATTGTTTAAAATGAATTTTTGGAGCAACACCACTATTAGCTGAGGTTGTAGCAGAAATCGCCCAGTTATTTTGAAGGTAACCCTCAAAACCTGCTGGATATGCATCTTGCGGTGCATTTTGATCTAGTTCAACCATTACATAGCTACTATTAAGTGAATAATCACCATTTGTTGTACCTATTCTCTTACCAATAAAATTATTGGAAGACTCTACCATTGTACATCTCTGGAATGACTCCAATAATACAATGTTTTTATCTGTATCATTAAAATCCCTAATAACCACGTCAAACTCTTTTGTGATTGGATTAATATTTTGTAATGATATTTTTATCTCTTTGTTTGCAGAAGCACCATCAGATATCGATACTAATTTAAATAATCTAGATACATCATTACCTCTTAATTCAGAAACAATATATGGAGTTTCTGGTGTTTGGTATTGTTGTGTATAATCAGTAAATATGTTTGAGTCAGCATCCACTAAATCATTCTGGATACCAAAAATATTTTCGTCAGCATCTAATTTCTTAATTAATTCTGGATAGATTTTATCTACATATAATTTTGTGTTTTTGTTTCTTGGAGAATCTCCTAAAACATTAACAATATAATCTCTTGAATTGGGATTCAATGAAACTGTATAGGTCTCACTTGAAGAATCAACCGAATTATTTGCAGTGATTACAAATGTACCTAATGGATCACCAGTGTTGATGATTGTGTTATTTGATGAGATTGTAATACTATCCGCATTAAAACTTGTTGTAGATGGTAAATCAATATTATCAGTAATTGTTGCTCTTGATCTTAAGACCATAACCACCATATCATCGTAAGCACTTAATGTAGCACCACTAATAACTTCAACCGTTTCATCGAGAGTACCAACACCGTCAAGTGGATTAATTGAAGTTACAGTAAAACTATATCTGTTCCCCACATAATTCACACCGTCAATTTCAAACCCACCAAATGTACTACCTGAAGCACCGTTTGATGATAATGTAACACCTCTATATACGAAGTTACTGAAGGTTTCACCAGTTGTAGTGGTTGAAGTAACACCAGTTGTGGTTAAATCAACACCACCTTTTGTTTTAACGCCCCATGCAGTACCTGCATCGTAGCCATCAAGACCCAATACTCTAGTTACATATAACTGATTTGATTCTTCTAAATATGTTTTTCCAACATATGCTGTTTGATACCTGAATTCACCATTCTCATATTTTTCTGAAGTCATACCTCCAAATTTTAGATCGAAATCCGATTTATCGGATACTAATACTGGTTCGAAAGCAGGACCTTTAACTGTCTCACCAACAAGACCTAATGTAGTAATTGATGTAGACTCGGTAACGAAGGTTAAGTTTCTTTCTCTAAACTTAACACCGGGTGATGTGAAAATAAAATCGTTTGCCATTTTATAGTGTTTTTTTTTATTCTTTATTGAATCCAAAGTGGATTAGTATTTTTTATAAATACTGATTTTTTACTCAAAATCAATTATTAAAGCAATAGTATTTATTAATGTATATATTTGGGTATGAATAAGAGTAAAAGAATTAATGTGGATATTAATAGTGGTAATGACCAGAACATTATCCTTAAGTTGGAACAAGATATCAATACATTGGATATCCTTTCATTAAATATAAACCAAAAAGACACTTACCAATTTTTTAATTCAGACTATGGTGTGTTAGTGGGTAGAGTTCTTGCTAATGGTGGATTAGGTGTTGAGAACGTCAGAATTTCTATTTTTATACCAATATCTGAAGAGGATAAGAATAGGGGTGATATTACTGCATTATATCCATATACAAAACCTACTGATAAAGATTCAACAGGGAAAAGATATAATCTCTTACCAAGAGTTAGTAAGAAAAACGATAATGGCATTTTTAAACCAAAACAACCATTCGGATCGATACCAATAAGAGAAGAAATCATTTCTAATGATACACTTTTAGAGGTGTATGAAAAATATTATAAGTATACAACAATAACCAATAGTTCTGGTGATTATATGCTGTTCGGGGTTCCCGTAGGTATACAAACAGTCCATATGTCAGTAGACATAACCGACATCGGTGAATATTCAATGACACCCTCTACAATGGTTTCTTCTTTAGGATATTCCTCTAATCTTTTTAATGAAGAGGGTAATGCAATTAAAGAGTCTGATGATTTGGATGACCTACCTAATATCGAGACCCAAGAAGTATCTGTTGATGTTATTCCATATTGGGGTGACCTTGAAAATTATGAAATTGGAATTACAAGACAAGATTTTAGAATAAGAGCACAAATTTTACCGTCATTTATTTTCTTCGGTACTTCTTTTAGTGATGGTGATAACCATATGTGGTCTCAAGATAAGGGTGGTGATGCTAAACAGTGGATGCTTTATAGAGCAAGGGATGCAGATGGTGTTGGTCAAAACTCATACTCAATTGCAAATAAAAGAGTTGGTGAATTATCTGAAAATATATACTATTACCCACCTTCAATTACCGATAATGAATTAAATAGTAATAATTTCGTACCTGAAAGAGATTCAATATTGATGAATAATTCACAATATAGTAAGTTCTTTAGAAATGGTGATTTTATATATGTTGTACCATGTAATAGAAAAAAAATAATAACAAGTGAGTTTGGTAACCCAATTGAGGTAGATTCGACTAATCCCAACGGTGTATTCACTGAATTTGCTGGATTTATGACATTCTCTATCGAGAATACTATTCTACCTATGAATTTTAGTGAAAGTTTAGGTAATAATTTAGATATTGAACCCATACGTTATAAATATAAAATACCTCAATCTGCTGAGTTGGGTAGTCCATTTACTAGTGATGATTCTAATGGTGATACAATACTATGGAAACAACAATTTGCTAGATTTCAGAGTAATAAAATTTATAGTTTAAGTAAGTTTCAGGGAACAGTTTTTAATAGTGAAAGTAATAGGGCAGATTTAAATGAGCTGTATTTTCTAAACAAGGATGAAAGAAATGACATTAATAGAGACGCAAATAATACGGTTGGGGTAATTGCCGTTAGTAATAATTATTTACCAAATAATAATTCTGACTTCGATTTCCCATCTAATATTGATAACGGTGATCTATTTGGTGCCCAATGGATAAATTTCTGTCTACATTTTAATCAAGTAGGTGCAATAACAGGTGAAAGTAGAGACACAATTAATGATTTTCATACAAATACTCATTTTACTAGTAGTCCCAATAGTCGATTTTTCCTAGACCCTAATAGTCAAATTATTGGTGGTAATATCCCAAATACACAATTTTTCGCAAGGAATGATATTAATAAAATTGACATTATTGAAGTACCAATAGAGGATTTACTAAAAATCAGTGAAGAACTAAAGAATAGAAAGGGGTTTACTAGTGAAGATATTTCGTTAAGTGGTACATATAAAAATGGTGGTACAATAAATGGTAATCCATCTAATGGTATTGATCCTAATTTCTATTTCTTTAAGGGACTTGGAGATGCAGATTGTATTAATTATTTGTTTGATTTAGATATATTATAATGGATTTAAATATAAAAACAGTACTCGGTAGTAGTTTATCAGTAACATCTCAAATTAAGGATATTAATATTCCCTTAAATTTAAGTGGGTTTGAGGTGACAAAGGAAGGAGATAACGAACAAAATCAAATATCCGCAACAGAGCTGGCAAACATAGAAAGACAATCGATTAGAAAACATAAAATATATGGAACAATAGACTATCTTTCACAATTAGATGGTATTACTAAAGATTATACTTCATTGAGTGACTTCTTCAACACAAACGTAAGTAATACTAAAAAATTTATTGATGATTTTAATGTCTTACTATTAAAACCACATAATGAATTCATTGAAATTAGTGGTAATACTTATATTAGACAATATGAAGTGTTAACCTCAATAGATACTATTGATATATTACGGTCTGGGTTTTCCAAAAACTTATTTAACACACAAAACCTAAATTTCTTATTCAATGATACGTTTGATTTACTTGATAAATATGATGGATTAGAATATCCAATCACTGACTTGGTTTTGTATTTCCATTATAGAAAAAATGGCTCGGAAACTCTTTCTGGAAAAACATATAACAATCTGAATGAGGAAATATTTATTGAATTAACTGATGTCCCAGAAAAGGGTGATATTATAAAGGGAGAAATTTTTACTCACAGTCCATCACAATATCTACAAACCAATAACAATAAGTTAGAACATATTATTGAGACACCATATGATAGTGGCTCACTCAAGTGGACATACAACCCGTTTGTAAATATTAAACTTCTAGAATATTCAAACACATTAAATATTGTTAATATTAAAACAACAAATGTTGATAAGGAACAATCAATTCCATTTAATGCAAATAGAATTGATGATACTTTTTACTGGAGAGATGTGTTGGATGTTGGGTACATTGACCCAATAACTAACTCAGGCGTTAACTACCCATTTACTAATGGTATTCATTATGTATTTATTAATATAGTGTTTAGTGTAAGACCATATTTTCAGGATGATAATACTTTTAATGTATTTGAAAACGTTATATTAGAAACAAACACAATAAAAAGGTATCAACCAGATACACTAAACGGAATTGGTGGATTATGTTAAATAAATATAAATTTGGGGTCAATAAAGATTTAAATATTACACTTAATCTTTCAACTAATGTTAATTTAGAGGGTGATAATGGTAGATCATTATTGGAAAATGAAACTAATTCGTCAATTAATGAAGCTAGAAGTGGTGATAAAATTAGAATAAAGAAATTAAATAATACAACAGTAAGATTTAATTTTTATGATGGTGATGGTTTTATCCCCAACCTAAGTGGTGCTGGCTTCACTGATAGTGACCTAACTACTATTGGTGAAAATGTATTTAGTAGTTTTTTCTTTTTTAGGGTTTATGATACCCCTAATCTATCACAAGGTAATTTACTTCATACATCATATTTGAATGGTTATCAAATCTACACTCAATATAGAAGCTCGACTGTGATAAGTTTAAGTGGTGTCCAAGAATATAATAATATCTACCTTCAAGAAAGATTAGTTGATACTAATATTGCGTATGTGAAATTTAATTATTATAACGCTAAAACAGGTATTATTCATAATTTTATTTCAGATGAGACTAATGGTGAATTAGTTGAAATAAATATCATAAATAATGAGTATAATTTTGTTGATACAGTAGTAAATCTTACTGAAAATACTAATATATCATATAATACTAATATTAATGATAATAATAAATCAAACACAATAGAAACACCTAACTACCCACCACAGAAAGGCTTCGATAATGGTGATTATGTATTAATTTAAATGCCCGTACCTAATTTTGGTCTTCTTGTTGTTTTGGTTAATTCATAGTCTTCTTCATTAATAATAAAACCATGAATTGTAATATTAAATGAGGAGACAAACATTTTATCTGCCTCACCTACTTCTTGTACAGTATCCTTTTCTTCGACAGACTCCATTGTTAATCTAACTGGATATTTTTGAATTTCTACATATTTTTGTTCCTCAGAAAACAATGTAAACATATTTTCATCATAAAAATTAACCATCTCCCTGTCTTTTGAGAATAGACTAATTTCATACGTTAAATCGACATTTACTGGTTGTGGGACTTTATATCTAAGGTTTATCCTTTCACCATCTTCTATAATTGGAACATCCATATATTTTCCCTTAAAAAAGGGTATTCTCGCCCTCTCTTCTCCCATTCTTGTACCCTTTTTCTTATCTATTCTTTTCACTGTAATAAACGGAGTTAGAATATTCTTGTCACCATCACTTATTTTCCATGTTTTTTCGAATTCACCCCATCTTTCATTATCCATATAAATTGTTGGGATATCCTTACCATCCCAAGCAATCTTACCATCGCCACCGTTAACAAACTCAAAAACAGCATCATCAAGCTCAAAAAACCCAACTGTTTTAGGTAGGTATTTTGTATTATCATTAGTCTGTTCCATTAGATCAGCAACTCTATCAAAGTCATAATCCCTGAATTTACCCGAATCAAGTATTTCTACTCTAGGTTGTAAATTTTTTTTTCTCTTAGGTAATGCCATGTTATTTTTTTATAAATACTTATTTTAGTATATTTGTAATTATGATAAAAGCAAATGAGTCTAAGGACGAAAATAGTAGGTGGTATGTCGAGTCTTCGAATATACTTATGATAGAGTATAATAAGATAACCTTAATTATGGAAGTCTACTTTAAAAATGGTGGTGTATATGAGTATCAGAATGTTGATATGGATACTGTTTTGAGTTTTGTTAACTCCGATAGTCAAGGTAGATACCTGAATACGGTAATTAAAAAGGGTGATTTCCCATCAAAAAAACTATATACACTTAAAGATTTCGAAATTGAACAAATAATTGAGGATGGTAATAAGGATGGTGATGATGAAGAAATAAGTGAAAATTCGTGGGGTAAAGAGTTGGAATTAACGGAATACCAGACCAAAGCAATTAGAACTAGAGCACCATTAGTTGATCAATATAAATATATGGATACCCTTCATATGTTACTTGGATTAACAACTGAGATTGGTGAACTATCCGACCCATTTAAAAAACACTTAGCCTATGGAAAAGAGATTGATTGGGTTAATGTAAAGGAAGAATTAGCAGATATTATGTGGTATGTTGTTAATTTTTGTGATCTACATAATATTAATCTAAAAGAAGAAATGGGTATTAATATTAAAAAACTAGAAGCTAGATTTCCAGAAAAGTTTTATACATCTAACGGTGCAATAAATCGTGATTTGGATACAGAAAGAAAGATTTTAGAAGGGGGAAAGTGAATTTATTCAAAATAAATAAATGAATGACGATACTTTGGGTTCTTATTATAGTATTATTGGTTGTGATTATTGCTTTAGTTGTTGCTCTACTTCGAGTAATATCTAAAGCAACATATCTCTCAAAAAAAGATATTGATTTTGTGAGTTTTGCAATAAAGATGTATATTGCATATGCCGAAGAATTTAATATTGGTGCTGGTGATAAGCATGAATATTTAGTTGAGCAACTAGAAAGAATTAAGAAAGATAGTTTAGGAAAAGAAAAATAATGAAAAAAGAATTAGAATTAAGAATGTATTTCTTAGTGCCATATAATATTAGTGAAATACAAAAAGGTATCCAATCAGGACATGCTGCGTTAGAATATGCTAGAAAATATGGTGGTGATGAAGAATTTAAGAATTTTGTTGATGACTATAAAACATGGATAATACTTAATGGTGGGACAACTGGTTCTGCTAGGGATAGTAATAATGTGTGTCATGGTACATTAGATCAGTTTGGTGATTTCTTAAGTGATATTGATTATAAATTTGCTTCATTTAATGAACCAGACTTAAATGGAGCACTAAGTGCACTTAGTTTTATTTGTGACGAAAGGGTTTTTAATAATGAAGACTATCCAGATTTTGAAACTTGGGTTAGAAATAATAATGGTCAATGGAATGGTATTGGTGCTGAATTAGTTTTAGTTGACCATAATAAATGGCTTAATGATTATATTGATTTTATTGGTGGTGCTAAAATTTATTCATTGAAATCCAGATTACGAAACTATAAACTTGCATAGTATGTTTATTGAGCAAGACTATGAATCCTATACTGAGGAAGATCACTACGTATGGAATAAACTCTATACTAGACAAACAGAAAACTTAGTATACAAAACAGTACCAGAATTTTGGTCTGGTATTTCATTACTTGAAATTGATGAGAAAATACCGAATATTATAAATATTAATGAAAAGCTAAAAATTTTAAATGGTTGGGAAGTTATTGGGGTTAATGGTCTTATTGATGATGATGTTTTTTTTAAATTACTTGGTGAAAGGAAGTTCCCGATTACCACTTGGATTAGGAAAAAAAATCAGATCGATTATATTGAAGAGCCTGATATGTTTCATGATCTTTTTGGTCATGTACCATTTCTTGCAAACTCAAAATATACTAGCTTTTTAATTGATCTTTCTAAGAAGGCAAAGCCAATTTTTGAGTCAAATGATAAAGAAGCACAATACAAAATGTCTAGATTGTATTGGTATACAATAGAATTTGGTTTATTGAAAGAATCGGATGGTAATTTTAAGATTTATGGTTCTGGTATTATTTCATCATACAACGAAACAAACAGATCACTATCCAATGTATCAAAAAAAGTGAAGTACAATACAAAAAAATTATCTCTTCGTTTTGAAAAAGATAGTTTACAAGATTTTTATGTATATATTGAAGATAATTTACAAAAGTTAAATACAATAAAATATTAATTATGTTAGAAGAAATAGAAGAAAGTAACCCAGAAGAAAATTGGTTTTGATAATGCAATAATTGGTACATACGGTACTAAACTGGTATACTCTACTCAAAAGTGTATTAATATCTTAATCGAAGTCGAAGGCATGGAATATACTGATGCCACTGAATATTTTTCATTCAATGTATCTGGAGCATATGTAGGTGAACAAACACCTATTTTTGTGGAGGATAGATATTCCTACTAAAAAAATAATTAAATATCCAGTTCATCAAGGAAGGGTATAATATCCTCCTTGACTGGTCTTGCTTTAATTATTCTAAAGAATGGTCTCATTGATGCAATTGTTTGTGAAGTAACATCGGTCACATTTTGTGGATCGAACACCTCATAGTATCTATCTTTCTGTCCAGACATATTATATTTAACAATATCACCTTGATTAATATCAATATCCCTTTCTTCTAATTCTTTGAGGAAGAGCTTAACCGTTATATTGCCCGTATCGCTTCTCATAAGACCGCTATCGCCATAACTTTCCGATACTGATGGTTCTACCTCAACCATAGCATTTAATGCAACAGGAGTCAAGAATTTGCGTTTACTTGAGGTCGTACCATATAGTTTGTTTGACTTGGTATTGATTATGTCAATTCTATATAAATCAACGATTTGTTTAATATCATTTTCAATATAGTTTCTAGCAAATAGTATATCAGTTTCAAAACTTTTTTCAGTCATGAATAAACCAAATCTATCATCTTCCAGATCGTTGTGATTTTTTTGTTTTCTCTTTGCCATATTACTTTAAGTGAATTGGTATTCTTGGTGGTTGAAAACTTCTTTCTGTATTAACATTTTGAGCAATTCTAGCCCTCTCGTCAGTTAAATTAACTAATGATAGTTTGTCTAGTGCCTCCTTAATATTATTTTCGGTAGTTTCTTTTAATTTTTCACCCTCATCTAATAGATGTCTATAATCCATTTGAAGTGCCTTGTCAGTCGAACCAAGTTCCCCACTATAGAAACCTCTTATCCCGCCAATTGTAATTTTCATTCTAGATATTAGTAAATCCCTAATATGAACTCTAGCTACTGTATTTACATCCTCCCAATCTAAAATATCAACTGGAACATCTGAAGGTAGTTTAACAATATCCTTATTTTGACTTAAACAGTCATCTCTATTATCTTGGGTTTCATAATAAAAGTACCAAACCTTAGTACCTGCGTATCTTTTACCCCACTGAGAAGATATTTCCTCTCTAGTACCCGGTATTGGATAAAGATAAAGTAATTTTGTGCCATTAGCACCCCCAGTAATTCTATATGAAAGAGTTGATTGAAGAATTTTTTCTTTCATTCTCCTATCTTGTGCACCCATTAATAGTGAATATGTTGGTTGTACGTACTGTGCTGGTCTACCTTGATATCCCCATCCCATTTGTCCTGCACTCCAATTACCTAATGCAAAGGGATCACCCATACCCTGATCAATTGAAGGTGGTGTAACCCAAAGAACTTCATTAACCTCTCTACCTGCTGGTATCTCGTAAACCTGTGTGGTTGGTTCTATTGTAACAAAGTCTCTTTGTAGTTGCCACTTAGTACCCTCTGGGGCATTAGCACCTAAGCCAACCTGTTTTGAATATGCAAACGTAAATGACCTCATAAAATCATTTGATTTTGTGGTAAAGGCATCAAATAAGTTTGTTGTATCGAGGTCAACACCCTGAAGTCCAACCCATTGTTGTGATATTAACCAACTATTCATTATACTTGAATAATCTTCAATTGACATTTCAAAAAACGTATCCATCATATCATTTATTTCACTCTCAATTCCAAGTGGTCTTATTGGATATCCTAAGTCGTGTTTTACATGTCTATATAATCTTTCTTTATCTTTTTTTGAAATTACCGCCATTTTACTTACATTTGAATTCAATTATAAATACTTAAAATATATTATATGATACATAAGGGGAATCTTGGGTATGAAATATCCTTTACTGAAGACAAACAAGCAAAACTTAAAATAGATAATGAGTTAAGTAGTGAGGATAGATATTTTATATTTGAAATTACTCGATACTTCATGAGTGACTTCTTAGAAAGGGAAGGTGAAAGAATAAAGAATGGTACCACTAGTATGAATGAAGATGACATTAATAAAATGGCGATCTGTGAATCAGTATTAAATGGTATTGCACAGCAAATTGGATCGTTGATTTATGATACTAGAAATATGGGTAATGAGCTTAGTGATTTACTAAATAATGAACCATTACCTGATTATGATTTTAGTGTAAATAGTATTGATGACCTTAATAAGGTAAAATTCACTAGATTTCTAGTTAGTGATAGATGGTTCCTTAGAGAAGAAGGGCTTAAGGTATTAGTAAAGGAAAACAACACTGTATTTGAATTACAAGGTGGTGTTAGTAACGAAAATTGGACAGAAATATGATTTACTTATCAATAAATATTGAAACTACGGGTTTAAATGAGAGGAATAATCAAATGTTGGAGTTTGGGGCTATAATTGAGGATAGTAATAAACTATTATCATTTGAAGATGCACCAAAATTTAGAGCAATATTACCTTACCAAGAATTGACTGGTTCTCCATTTGCACTTAATATGAATAAAGAACTTATTGAAATTATTAGTAAGTATTATTCATTTGTGGATAAAACAAAACAATCTGAGTTCGCTAGAGAAAACAATATTATTCACCCAGAGAACCTACCTCTCGCATTTTTTAATTTCTTAGACGATAATGGTCTTTCTGATTTACAAATACCAGTAGCAGGTAAAAATTTTGAAGATTTTGATAAGAAATTTATTGACAAGATTTTTGTTGTGTATGAGACTTTTTATCATAGGAGATTTATTGATCCAACCACATCGTTTATTGATTTTAATAAAGATAAACATAGCCCATCTCTGTTAGAATGTAAAAAAAGAGCAGGATTAAGCTCAGTGGTATCACATACTGCCCTTGGAGATGCATGGGATATGATTGAACTTTTAAGAAAAAAATACTAATTATGGTACATAAACCAACAGTAGAGCAACAAGATGTTTACGATGCAATACAATATACTGATGATAATCTACTCATAAATGCGTTGGCGGGTAGTGGAAAAACGACCACAATAGTTAATGCATGTAAGTATATACCTGAAGATAAAAAAACAACATTTTTAGCTTTTAATAAGCATATAAAAAATGAGCTTTCAGAAAAACTACCCGCCCACATTAGGAGTAGTACTACACATGGTGTGGGTCTTTCTGCAATTAAAAGAAAGTATGGAGATACAATTAAACTTGATGAATTTAAAGTACAGAATGCACTAAAAAAACTACTAAAATCAAGATCAGAAATCTGGAGACTTGAAGATGTTTATGAACTTGAAATAGACTTAACTGTATATAAGAGAGACCTAAAGAAAATGGTTGATCTGTGTAGATCAACGTTAACATTTAAAGATAAATATATTGGCTTTTTATATGAGAAGTATAATTTTAATAATAGATACAATCAAGAACTTTTTATAAAAAGAACAAAAAAAATACTGGAGATTGTAAGTGAAGACACAAAAACATTTGATTTCACTGACATGATTTATATACCAGCAACAAATAATAAGATTTTCTTATTTCCACAGGATTATGTTATTGTTGATGAGGTTCAAGACATCAATAGAGCACAACAAGAAATGATAAGAAAAATGCTAAAAAAGGATAAGGCAGGCGAAATTATCGGCAGATTAATATCCGTAGGTGACCAACATCAAAATATTTATGGTTTTACAGGTACTGGTGATCGATCATTCGATTGGTTTGTAAACTTTCCAAATACAAAGGTGTTCCCACTAACAACAACATTTAGGTGTTCGAAAAGTGTGGTTGCTCATGCAAATAAACTTGTACCAAATTTAAAGCCATTAGATAATGCACCAGAAGGTCAAGTAAGATTAGATGGTGATGTTTTTTCCGAGCCAGTTGATGGTGATTTTATTCTATGTAGGAAAACAGCACCTCTGATGAAGATATTCCTACACTTAATAATAAACGGCAAGAGAGCGACAATAAAGGGAAGTGATATTGGTAGAAATCTTATTGAAATGGTAGGTAATAAGGCAACGATTAGTGACGTTATTAGGGATACTCAAAACAAAATTAATGATGCACAGTTTTTATTACTACAAAGAGGAATATTAAATCCTGAAGATGATATGGGGTTTGTTACACTTTCTGATCAAGCATCTACTTTGATTTTCTTATCTAAAATTTGTAAAACCGTTGATCAACTTAAAAATAGAATAGGTAAGATATTTAAAGACGATGTGGAAGGAATTGTATTAAGTACAATACATAAATCAAAGGGATTAGAAGCTGATAGGGTTTTTATAATAAGACCAGATTTAATACCATTAAAGACACCAAAAGCATGGGAGGCACAACAAGAAAAAAATCTTGAGTATGTTGCAATAACTAGAGCTAAAAAAGAATTAATTTATGATTATGAGTATAACGATGAGGAAATATCATTGGAAGATATTCAAAAACAAACATATATGTAATGGATAATAAAACAAGACAAAACATAGTACTATATCTCGACCCTGTGGATGGTGTTGAGCGTAGAATTAGAATTTTAAAGAATTATAGAAAACTTTTTATCGATATAGCCTTATTCATTGAGGAAAGAATGGTTGAACATAAAAGACCTGACTGGACTTATTCCTATTGTGAATCAAATATTGTTCTCAAGAATATAAATCCTGATATTAATAAGAGTGACTTCGTTGTTGATTATGAAGGAATCACACCTAATAAAATTAATATTGTGAAGGTAGATGAATTCTCACTTATTGATATAGTGAGGGAATTTTATAAATCGTATGAGAAAGCTGTTGATATGGCTCGTGAGATGAATAAAGACGCTAAATTTATTGAAGAATTTAACGAAGAAATAACAGAAGAAATTGAGGAGTTATCTCAATCTGAACTTGAACTTTAATCATTACCAAAACCCCCTGCACTAGGTATAGAGTTTAAATTATTTAAATCACTAAATCTAGTTGATAGTACGGTTACCGTTGTATTTACTGATGAAAGGTTAGAATTAAGATTATCAACATCTTCTTTAACTTCTACTACCTTTTCAATAATATTTTTTTCTGTATTTTCCATCTTAGGGACAATAACAAGCTGATAAAATCCAATAAAAATACCTAGTATTGTTACTATTAAACTAAGAAACGATTTAATAGTAAATTCTATTTTTGTTTCTGGCGTTATTCTATTCATTATTACCTCCTCCTCTTGGATCATAAACTGCGTTATCCCAACTTAATCTAAATCTAGGTGTATCATCATTTGACTTTAAATAGTAAAAATGTATAGGTCTATGTATTGCAGCATAGGTCATTCCCAGTGGATATGCATCTCTTGTGATTTCATTGTTATTAACAATTACTTTTAAACCATAAAACCAAGTGCTTGCAGCAATAGGACTATTTGATCCACTATTAACGCTTGATTGGCTAACTAAATAAAATTTATACTCCCATTTATGGTATTGATCTTTACTTGCAAAACTTCTAGTTACATACGCATTGAACTTAGTGTATGTAAGGGGATCACTAGTTAACTGTTGATTACTACCCCAGTTAATATACACTTCTTCTTGCTGACGTGCTGAAGATGTGAATAGTAACAATACTAGTGTAAATAACAATATTCTAAACGCTTTCATATTAATAAATACTTTTTTTTATTCATAATAAAAAAAATAATTTCCTTTATTTTTTGACTTACCTGAACACCTTCTGGATATCGTTGATTGACTTTCAGCTAGGAATTTAGAGGCTTCAGACGTACTGTCGTATATTGCAATACACTCTCCTTGGGGTGTTTTAACTAAAACCCTTTTACATATTGCTCTTTTTTGTTCATCAGATAATCCCATCTCCAGTTTAGTTTTTGAAATCTTATTTTTGGTTATCTCTGATCTATTTTTACCTTCCCAATATTTTGGTGACACCTTACTTAAATGTTCTTTTTCTTCTTCTGTTTTTAATCTACCATATTTTTTTGCTTCCTCAGACCCCTTCTTTGATATTCTATTGCTAATCCAAGTTTCAGATTGTTTAGTGCCTTGTAATCTATTTGATAGTGCTAGTCTTTGTGTTATTGATGGGCTTGAATTTTTACCACCAACTTCTAGGTTATAACCCAACTCTCTATTTGTGGAGTCATAAGTTTCTATATATTCAATCTCTTTCTTATTTAGATCATAAATATTTGGTGCATTATCAATTATTTCAAATATAAAATTGTTAAAACCATATTTATTAAATGCACTTTGTAGGTATTTATTATTAAGAACACCTCTTTTTGCCGAACTTTTATATTCATAAATTCTTTTATTGAGGGGTCTAGAAGTTTGACCAATATAAACCTTAGAATTAATCTTATTTTTAATTCTATAAATAAAACCGTAGATGGGTTTTTGATTCTCTCCAATTAATAATTCATATTTTATTTTACCACAATCCCAAATTTTTATGAGTTTTGAAATGAATTCAGAATATTGCTCATTAGATAAATTTTTTGTCTTTTTATATTTTGTGCCATAAGTAATTCTATGATTAGTTTTATTTAGTTCTGGGTTATACCACTTAAAATCAGGTGGTAGTGTATTAATTCTCTTAAAATTATTTTTCTCATATATGTTACTATCTGACACATATTTTAAATCAGCAAAACTAATTACTGAGGTTGGTTTATATAATTCTATAAAATTTTTGAGGATTTTAGAAAAAATTCCAGTAATAATTTTACCTGATTTTATTGAAAATCTAGATAATTCATATTGATTTTTTTTAAGTGAGCCATTTACACCTCTTTTTTCATTAAAGTTCATAACCCCAATAAGCTCATCGTTATAATAAGCACCAAATCTTATGTTTGACTTATCTGAACCTTGGATGTGATTTTCATTTAAGAAAATATTTACCTCATCATTAGATGCATATTTTATTATACATTTTCTTGCATATATAATTTCTTGATTACTAAATTTGAGTTTATTTAGTTTATCTTTTATTAGTTTTTTAGATGACTTAACATCAAAGTAATTATATATTATTACTGACTCAAATTTACTTGAGTAAACTAGTTTTATTTTCTTTAAGTCTGATTTTTCTAAATTTATTGTTTCTTTGTAGTTTAAAAAAAGAACAATTGTATTATTAAATTTAAATTCCTTCATTATAAATTCTATTTAGTAAAATTTTTGTTCTCTTTGATGGTTCTTTAGTTAAGAAACTCCTACATCTACCTTCATTATAATCTAAAGAAAAATTAAACTGATTTTTGGTGATATCAATTATTTCACCTGTCTTAAATTTTAAGACCCAATGAGTAATACCATTTACTTTTAGCGTCATTGCTTTTGTATTGTGTTTATCCTCATCATTAAGAATATGAAATAGTGTTTCTGTTGCAATATAGCAGTGCCCCCATAGTGGATTAGAATTACCTCTGTATTCTTTTTTTAATAGATCAGAAGATAGATTATCTAAAATTGATTTTATTTCATAGTTATATTTCTGTTTATACTTCATATGTATTTATTCAAAACGAAAATAAATAAAAAGGGTTTATAAAACAACCCTTTTTATTTTTAAATATTACTTAACCTTATGTTAAGTCACCAATACCGAACGTTTGAAGTCCTTGAACTAGAATTTTACCGTAGTATCTGTTAAGAATCATCTTCTTAGCATATCTAGTCATAATACCTCTGATTGGTTTGAAATCGAATGGATTATACATTACAGGAGTTAACTGCATTGGCACGTATGGTGCGTAAATATATCCGGATTCTAGGATTGAAGAACCTTTATGACCAATCAACATAGTGTTAGCTGGAGCATAAGGGTCTCTGAAAACTTGGTATCTGTTAGACAGTACACCTATTTTCTCAATACCCATGTTATATTGATCTTGCTCTGGAGAAGCATTAGATACGTGGAAGTATTCTAAGTCATCAAGTACAGCAGAAATCTCTGGAGAAACAACTACCCAAGATGCACCACCTCTAAGCACCGCTTTGTGGATTTGTGCAGAAATTTGGTTAATCTTAGTCATCAACACTTGGTTGTAATCTTTTTGAGTACCGTAGTACTGTGCAGATTGCTTTCTAAGACCGTTATAATCCCACTTCAATGTCCATGCAGCTCCTCTTCTAAGGTCTCTCAAGATTTCTCTATCGATCTCAGCAGCCATTTGCTCTGAAAGAAGTGCAGTTAATTCAGCTTCAGCATCAATGTTGTGGAATGCACTAACATCTTGAGCTAATTCTGGAGTCCATTGTGATCTCATTTTTCTTGTTTCAACAGAAACAGTTACTTCATCAAGACCGAAGGTTACTTCAGCCATTTCTGAATCTTCTTCCAAATCATCATACACTCTGTATGTTGCAGTGAAAGTAGGTGCAGTTGCAGCACTAAGACCAACATATGCATCACCAGTTGAATAAGTTGTGTCAATAACAACTAATAATTCACCACTTGCATTTACCATTGCTTGACCATACTTTTGAACTTTTACGTTAAAAGGAACAGACTCACCAATAGCGATATTATCCTCTGCATATGCAGTTGGAGCTACAAGAGCTACGTCAGATGTAATTTTCATAGATGCTAAGAAAGACTCAGTATCCATAGGAACTCCTTGAGGTCCTACAAGCTCACCTGTATTAGTCGTTGAGAAACCATTGATAGTTAAAACAGCAGATGCATCACCAGCAGTCCAGCCACTTGAAACCAATGCAGTTGTAGTTTCAGCAAATCTACCTTTAGAAATATCAAATAAGCTATTTCCTTCTTCACCATACTCACTTGAGTAGAATGCATCATAAAGTGATCTTTCTTCAAATGAAGTACTTGACCCAGCAGTTGCTGCGTTAGAGTATGCTCCATCAGGAGATGTGTGACCAGTATTATTAACTCTTACAGAAATCTTAGGATTAATGTAGTATAATTTACCGATTGGCAAGTTTAATGCTTGTACAGATACAAGATCGTTAGCCAAAAGTTTAGCGAATACCCTTCTAATTACAGGGAATGCTACAGTCTCAAATTGACCAGACGAAGCTGAATCAGTAGACTCATTAATCATTGTTGAAAGCTGATTCTCAAATAATTGAGCACAGTTTTCTTTGATGTGTCCATCAAGACCTTCTAAAAGTCCGATGCTTTCCCATCTATTTGTGATAACTTCTCTTTGTTCTCTTAATTGCTTAAGACCAATGTTACCAATACTATTGTTTTCAGTTAAAAAACCCATTGTTATATTTTTTTAAAATTATTATTTATTATTATTATTTTTTATTCACATAGTCCATGACCTTTTTGATCTTGTCTATATGACTGTTAGAATACGCTGTTTTTTCTTGCGCCTCACCCAACAAATCTTTTGAAGCTTTACCACCAACAGATTCAGATAATACCTCTTCGATACTTACTGCATCCTTAGTTTTTGCTTCATTCATCACACTTATGAATGCTCTATGCTTGTCTTCAGATTCTTGAATTGTTTTTACATTTCTAAATTCTTCGGTTAGTTTATCAATCTCCTCTTTGCTCAACTTAGATTCTTTAATTAGAATATCATTTGAATAGGCAAGGCTACTATTGAACACTGCCATTTCTTGAAGTTGTTTTCTATACTTACCAAGAACTTCGTTATACTTACCGTTCTTTTCTGTTGACTCGTTAAGATTTTTTCTTAAGTCATTTAATTTTTTAGTTACTTTTTTGGTTTCTTGAATTTGATTCTTCAATTTGGTTTGTGATTCATTAGACCATTGTGGTCTATTTCTTGATGTTGTAGCATTTTCTCTATCTTCATTTCCATGACGACCAGCATTCACTTTTCCGTCAGAAAAAGAAACACCATGCTTTTCATCAACCATTTCGTCTTCTTCTCTTTCACCTTCACCAGTTCCTTCCGTAACCTCCAGTTCTCCCTCTAAATTAGATTCTCCAATTCCTGTACCACCGATATTAGCTGTTGTACCCGCTGAATCTGATGCTGCCGATGCTAATCTCTCAATCGCAGTTGCAGCCTCTGGATGCTTACTCTTCAAATATTTCATGAATTCGTTAGCAGCCATACCAGCAGGAACTATTAGTGTTGCAAGTGCAGCAGCAATTTCTGGGCTTACACTTTCTGACAACGACTCTGCCATATCAGGAACTTCACTATTAATCTCATTACCAATACCATTCATTCCATGTTTTTTTGCTTTAGGATCATTCATTGCATTCGCAACTTCAGCCTCAGCATTTGCAACTTCAGTTTCAGTATCGAAATCCTCAGTTAATTCGTCTTTTGAACATACAGATTCAAACATTTCTTGAACTCTACCTTCACCAAAGGTTTCTTTATAACCTTCACCGAAAGCCTCAACCATTTTATGGTTAAACTCATTAAATTTCTCATCTTTCTGTGCAGACGCTTGGATTTCTTGGACTTTTTGTGTCATTGTTTCGTACATTTTTTGTATTTCATCTAAGGGATTTGATGATTCTTGTTCGGCTTCATCTGAGATAGCAGTTTCATCTTTTTGTGAAAGTTCTTTTTGTACATCATCAAAATTGATTGTTTTGAATTCGTCAACGAAATTTGCATCGTCATACGCTTCCTCAATTTCTTCTGCTGATGCATTCTCAAGATCAATCACTTCATTCGATTCTTTGATATCTTTTTTTACCTCATCTTTAGATTTGTCAGATTTGTCAATCACTTCTTGTGATTCTTTTGTTTCACCTTCATTAACAGGTTCTTTAACTGACTCTTTTTTTATTTTTTGAATTTCTTCTTCAATTAGATTATTAAATGAATTCATATTCGACTCATTCATTTTTTTAGCAACGCTTTTTTCAGCTAATGAAAGAATACTTTCAATATCCGTTACTGCATTCTTTAGACTATCCTTGTTCTCGTTACTAGGCATTTTTTTCTTCTTTAACTATAAATACATTATTAAATCAAAAAAGTACATTTTTTTATAATTCCTATAGTGGTTTTTTTTAGAAAAATCAAATTAAATTATTAATTTAATAGAAATCTATCTAATGCACTTAGTATTTTTGTATCTTCTTTTATTAATTTATTCTTATTTATTGTTGCTTCTCCCATTTGTAATTCGTTTTTCTCTGGGAATAAGTAAGCACCTGTTGTTGAAGGGGAAGAAACTAAATCGAAACAAATAAGCTCGAAATCTTCTTGTACTTCATTTTGACCATTAACCTCTTTAAGAGAACCAACTCCTCTTGAAGAAATACCTAATCTATATCCTCTTCTTAAATATTCAGCTATTTTATCACCGACCATGCAAACAATTCCTTGTTTCATATATGCTGGTGAAGTAATGATTTCTAATTGTCCATAAAGTACATGTTGATTTTCACCTTGTCCCCACCACATTTTTTTTATTCCATGTGATATGTTATCCAAAGAAACCACACTTGAATCAGGGTGATCTGCTTCGTTCATTGCAGAGTTAGTGTTAATTTGTTCTTGGTATCTCTCTACTTCTCTAATAAGTATATCCTTTGGATAAACCCTTCCATTCTTATTTTTCACTCCCCACTTCTGAAGAATACAATTAATAAGTAGTGGTTGATCTGGATTTATTTTAAATGACTCGTTAATTACTTTTTCATTATTTAGAGAAGACCCATCAATATAGCCAGCATCTCTCTCAATGAGTAATCCAAAACCAGTTTCATTTACACCAAGTACTTTAGACATAATTTCTTTACTATTTCTAATAAATACTCGTAACTTTATATAAATTAACAGTAAAGTAGGAAAATACTATAACTGTATTTATTAGAAATAGAATATATGGCAACTAAAAGCAATGTCAATTTAATTGACCCTAATGAAGTTATAGGTATTTTACCTGTGGAGGATAATGGTATTGGGTCGTATGAAGATTTGACCATTTTTGCTGAATTAAAGGCAATTAGGAAAAGTAGATCAATATTAATTGATGATGGCGTTGCGTTAAAAACTCAAAGTAGTTTTAATAATGACTCAGTTAAAATAAACCTAATGGGGTTTGATCAGTCTGAGGAAAATAACTATCAACATACAACAAAATGGTCGGAAAACTATAATATAAATCCAACTGAAACTAAATATGAGGGTTTTGGGATTACAAACATTAAGGTATTAATAAACTCATCATATGTGCCTACGGTGACAATAGATTTTGAGGATGTTAGGGGTTTGGTTTTATTTAATGAGGGCAAGGATTCACCATATAGTATTTTATTTGACTTTCCACCTCCAATTTTTGAGTTAACATTAAAGGGTTTCTATGGTAAGGCAATTAAGTATGATCTACACTTAACTAAAATTGACACTAATTTTAATGGTGATAAATCAACTTTTACCGTTAGTGCTAAGTTTATTGTTAGAACATTTGCTCCTTTAAGTGATGTATTATTTAAATATAGCCTAATTAGTAGTTTAATGGAATTAGATGAAAGGGGAGAGGTATCTTCAATAAGTTCTGATCCTACTGGTGTGCCTAAGAATACCTATGAGTACATAAAAAAACTAGAAACACTATATGAAGGTATTAATGATCTAGCAAAAGCAGGAGATATAAATAAAAAATTAGAGGAGAATAGAACTCTTCTAGAAAGACTTCAAGAAATAAGGGGGTCAGTAAATAAATTTTGGCTTCATGCTAATGACTCTAGTAGAGATGAAAGTAATTCAAAAATAATTATATATAGTTCTGTTGTTGGTACTGTTGTTGAGCCAAGCGATACGTATGAAATAATTGGAAATACTGGAAAATTTGAAGCGTTAATTAATAACGAAGGGACATCGAACGTTAATCTAGTAACAAACAATAAAATTTATATAGGTTTTAAAAATAGTGATGACAATAGTTTTAATGAAAGACTATTAGAAAGTATTAGAGAAAAACTCAACATACTCTCTTTTGGTATTATAGAATATACAATACCAGAGAATTTTATAACTATTGGTGGTGGATTAAATTCTAAATTACCTGAAAAATATTTTGTTTTAGATATTACTGATTTCTATATAAGAATACTGAAGGAACTGAATAGTGTATCAGATCGAATTAAAAAATCGAATGAGGATTTCACTGATGAGGTTAATAGTATTGCAAGAAAAGAGCTTGGTGATGAAGGTTACCCAACAATAGGTAATGTTTTTAGATTTCTTTGTAATGACGTTGATTCATTTTACAATAAACTAAGAGACGTTGGTATTAGAGCAGAAAGACATCATAATGAATATTTCAATACCATCTCTTCAGATTCATCAATTAAAGAAAAGAATAAACAAAAGATAGTTACGGCATTTCCACTTTATGTTGTTGAAGAGAATATAATTGATATCAATCAATGTGCAACAAAAAGACAAGAAAAAAGAATACCTGAGAAATTAAGTAATAACCTATCTGAACCTTTTCCAGAGGTAGAATTTGTGAATGAATTTATTAGTAAATTTGTTGATTACACTGCAATAGATAATATATCTAATCTAAAGAAACAAACTGACGATCAGGGTAATAATAAATGGATACCACTAAATCCAATGGATTCTAAATTAAATGAATTAAATGGGTTAAACTATGAGTCTCCATATATATTAGATAACACAAAAAACAACCCTAGTGATATTATTGATCGTATGTTGGAGAGATTTTATGTGTTTACACAATATTCCTATTCCAATGCTTTTGATGGTGAAATTGAGCGTAATATTTTAGAATTTGGAGGTAAATCAGACGCAGCCAATTTAATAAACTCATTAGACGATAGTGAGTTAATTGGTTTAACGTCCCAATCGATTAATAAAACGTCAAATTTATTTAAAACTGATGTTGATGAATTTTATAAATTCCTGAAAAGGGAAGAAGAAAATGGAAATATTAATAATTATTCTTCATTACCTTCAGGTGATACTACAAAAAAATATACTACATTGGGTGGTACGGATCAAAAGTTTTTTAGAGACCCATCTAATGACGGATATAATCGAGGGTTTACTTCTGTATCTAGAAATGATATTGAGGTTAAGGTTGAAAATGGTAATACAATAGTTGATGAGTTTCAAGAATCATTAGCACCGTCTCTTTTCCAGAAATTTGTTAAATTCATTGGTCTTACAACTAATAATCTGGTTGTTGATGAATTTTCCAAAGAAAATATACCATTATTTTTAGATAGTGAGGATGAGTATGATTCAAAGTTCACCACTAATCTTTTGGATAATGAAAGTATTCTAGATAAATGGGTAGATGTATTGTCTTTACATTCCACTTATCTTATTGATGTTTTGGGAGATAAAACAGAAGAGAATGTATTCTTTTTATTGTCTAGTTTTGGTATTGCGAACGGTATCCAAAAGGATAAATATAGACAGTATTTCTTAATACCATCGATACTTGAGGTACCTAATTTTTTAATTCCTTATATGGGTGGCTATATTAAATACCATACAGATAATGTTTTTAAAGAAAGTTATAATGAGTTATTTATTGATAATACAGTATTATTTGAGGATAATATAATTATAACTGAAATTGAGGATGATAGTGAAGAAAATATTAATAAGGTATTGAATTTATCTAAAAATGATAGGGATTTCTTCTTAGATGCTTTTGATGAAACATTTAATAGTGAAGATTATGAAGTTTTTTTGGTTAATCTTTTAGTACTTTTAACTACAATTAGGGATAACTCACTAAGTGAAGGCGAAATTAGAGACGAGCTAAAAAATAATGAATTATTATTAGGGTATCTTATTGGTAAACCAAATAATAATTATTTATTGTCTAATTCTGATTCATTACTATCGGGAAAAGCAAACTACCCAGATTACCAAACATTAGACGAGATAATTGATAATGATAAAAAGGAATATGCTGATATATATTTCGAATCATTTTTTACTTACTTTAGCGAAAATATTAAAAACAGAAGAGATGAAATAACTGAGGAAAAGGAAAGAATAAAATCTAGAGTTAATGATAGTGATATAAAGACAGAATTATATTACTCGTTTAAAAATATTTACGATAAATGGATTGCTGGTGAAGGGTCAGTGGCAAGAGGATTCCCTACAAATCAAAACGGAAGTACATTATTCGATTCATTTGTATTTGTGGATAGGGCATTTAATGATATCGGTGGTGTAAATAGTGTTGTTGGTGATAAAACCCAAAGAGGGTGTGTTATTTCAGTGGATCAATTGGTGGATGCTTCCAAGGACTTTAATATAAATATGTTTTCATTAATGTCACAAATTTTATCTGTAAATAATTTTGAGTTCTTCCCATTAAGTACTTTCCTTAGTTTTAAGGAGGGGGATTGGGAAGATTCCTTTAGAACCTTTACTAGTCTAGAACAAACAGCACAGCAATCATTTGTGTGTATGTATATTGGTGGTACCTCTAGTGTCTTAGATAATGGTAACGATGAGTTTGGTGAAGATGGTATTGTTAGCTTAACAGAAGACCTACCATCAGATTTTAGTAATGGTTGTATAGACAGTACACCACAACCATTAAATCCTAATTACGGTGATGGTAAATACGGTCAAGTGAGAGCATTTAGAATTAGATTCGGGAGTCAGGCACAGTCGGTATTCACTGATATTAAATTTGCATCTAGAGAGTATACAGAAACTAATGAGTCTTTACAAATCTTATCTAGGATTGCACAAGACGAAAGTAAATCAACACCAGTACCTAAAGGTCAAAATCTGTTTTCTGTATACGAAAATAGAGCGTATTCATCCACAGTAACAATGATGGGTAATATGATGATACAACCAACACAATATTTTCAAATAGAGAATATTCCATTATTTAATGGTGCATATATAATTACAAAAGTGACACATGATTTTAGTCCAAATACTGCAAAAACTAGTTTTGAAGGTACTAAGATTGTTAGATATCCAGTTCCATTTGTTTATGATTTTGCGACCTCTATGCGATTAAAAGGAAGTACAATACTTTCTGCTGGTGAGGGTTTATCTAATGGTGGTACAATCACAATAAATCCAGATAAGAATGGGAATACTGATTTAGGTAATATTGGTGGTGCTGTTTTTGTTGGAATGAATGAATTAAAAATAATACGATAATGGGTGCATTGAAGGGTGATTTAACAATAAAGGGAATAGATTTCATTGAGTCTACTTGCAATAATGATGCGAACATATTATCAGGTAAAAGAGATACCCCATTTGGGTATCTCGGTGAGGATATTACTTATACATCAATAATTAATTATAATGGTTTGGAGATTACAACACCACAACAATATTCAAAACTATTAATAGAATCATTTAATAAGTACGGTAGGGAATATGGTTTGGATTCTAATATACTTGCAGCTCAAGCATATCAAGAGAGTTCATTTAGACCTTGGAATTACTCTAGTGGAAATGCTATGGGTGTATCTCAATTTATTCCTATATCTGCATATGATGTTCTAATTAATAATCCCGCAACGAAAAAAGATTTTTCATCAGAAGAGTTAGGTAAATTATTAAATGGATTAGTAGACCCAATATATAAAAATAAAAGATATTGGAAACTCCCTCTTGGTAATTCTCAAACAGAAGATCAGCAAGTGAGAAATAATGTAAATCAAGTGTTTGAAAACTTAAGAAATAATCCTGATTTATGTATTAAAATGCAAGCATCATACATGAGATTTATTTCATTAAATAATAATGGTTTGGCTTCAAGTACATTGATGGCATATAATAGAGGTGGCTACTATAGAAGTAAGACATATGGTGGAATGATAAATAATGTTATTAATGGTAAAACTAAGATTGAAGAGGGTGCAAATTATGTTGAAAGAATCTTTAGAAATCTAGGTAATTCATTTGGTTACGAAGATATGATCGATTTCAATATAATTGACATAACAAAAAATTCAAAACCCTTATTTTTAGAATAAGGATTCGTATAGTCTATATATCTCAATCATATTGTCCTCCGAATATTCGAGTGAATTTGTTTTATTAAGCGTCTCCTGAATCTTTGACTTCATTGCTGGTGTTTCTTCAGTGTAGTCATTAAGCATTCCAACAACCTCGTTCTTACAGCTTTCAAATAGCTCTACTTTTCTTTCTTGGTTAGAATAAATAAGAATGTTCATTATTTTTCTCTCATTCTCATTAAGATTTGAATACTTGTTATTAAAAATTTTGATCGATTCATCGAGTAAGTCGGTAAAATCTATATTAGTATTTAATGAAGATTCTTCTATAGCTTCTTCTGGTCTAAGTAAGTTTTCGAGTATTATATTATAACAACTAGTTATTTTCTTTGGATTAGGTATAGTACTTATTTCTTCTCTAATTAACATATCGACTGCATCATATAAAGCTTCAGTATCCTTGTTTATTTCTTTATCAGTGTTGAACCTACTAATCTTCTTATTCTCACTTAAGTAATCAGACTCATTAAAGTCTATGATTCTTCTATTGTCATCAATAAATTTAATTGCAAGTGCTTCGTTAGTGAATTTTTCGTTCTCTAGGTTGCTATAAATAGAAAATTCTTTTTGTAAAGTTTTTGACTCTTTTATGACGTTAATATAATCCAAAACATCTTTTTGTGTTTCAGTTTTAGCTAACTTTGTTGCCATCCTGTTATTTATTTTACCAAAATTTAAAATTTCCATCCTATATAACTTTTATATAAATACTCACTAATTATCTATTTCAGGACTATCTAAATTTAATTCATCAATATTAACATTTTCGATATCGTCAACCCATTTTTTCATAGGTACTTCCTTAAAATTAGATTTAATTTTATCATCCTCATCAATAAGATTATCGATCTCTTCTACCATCTTATTTACAACACTATTATCAATATTCATTTTTTCAACACTAGTGTTTTTCTTTTCAGCCTCCATGAGGCTAATTCTTTCTGCCTCAAGTTGTTTATTCTGTCCCGTCTTTGAGACTGATATTATCTCATTTAAATATGAGTCAATAGATATTTTCACTTGACGTTTCTTACCTTCTCCTTGTACTGGTGGTAAATCATTAGGGGTGTCGAAATCACCATCACCACCTGCTCCTGTTGGACTTGGGTTTGATTCAAAATCACCTTCTCCTTGTTCACGATCCTCATCACTTGGTGCTTCACCTGTTCCATACTTGTCTTCAATCACACTGAATAATCCTGTGTCCTTAACTATGAATGGTGCATCTTGTAATTGTTGTGCCAAAGCCCTTTCCATATATTGTACCTTAAGGTCATTAACAATTTCCTGATCAGACATACGGAATATTTTCTTTTTTGCTAACGTATGTGACATACCAGCAATCCCATTTTCACTTCTAGTTAGATCGTTATAGATTTGTCCTTTGGTACTTAAAATTTCATTTTCTAAAATTTCATTCTGTCTAGATGGGTTATTTAAAGAAATATCGAAATCTTTCATATCTTCTTTCTTAAACCCACATAAGAATAAATGAATTATGGCAATCTTCTTAAGTTCTTGAACCATAGCAACCTGAACCCTATTCACCATTTTGGTGAATCTAATATCCATTTGTGCCATGTTTTTACCTTCACCAGCAGAACCTTGAAAACTAAGAAATTGCTTAGGAACACCTAAACCAGTGTATAAATTATCTCTTAGATATTCAATATCTTGTATTTGATCTAGGTTAGAAGCACCTTGTAATGTATCAATACCTGTTTGAGTATTTCCGTTTCTAACTGGTAAAAAAATATCTTCGTCATTACCTAAAATATTAAATTTATAATCGATATTTCCATTCTCTGGAAATACGTTTGCAGTTCTTTTAAAGTTGTTTGCAACTTGAGCAATATATGGTTCGATATCATCATCATCCATATTACCTACATCAATCTTAAAGACTCTTTTTTCTCCAGCCCTTAAAATTCTATATGTAAGCATAGCATCTTCTGCCATAATTAGCTGCCTAAATACTCTTCTAAGTTTATTAAGAATAGATGATCCGTATGGTAAATATTTATCGTCACCTAAAACCCTGAAATGTGCAATTTCAAATATATTAAATTCATTTTTACCGTCTCTTTCTGTGAATTTAACGGTTAATTTACCATTAGTGATTGTTTCTTTTCTTTCAACATCATAGTTGGTAAGTTGTTTCGCATGAACTATTCCCTTTGTCTTCTCACCTAATAAATAAACAAAGTTATCACCATATTTTATTGTATTTCTAGTCCATAGAGGTAAAGTAACATTTACATTAAGTTTATCGTAAAATAGACTTTCTAGTTGATCTTTAATTCTATCTTTATCACTATATATGTTTAACATTTTACCAGTCTCTCCAATGGTAGTTGCTTCTTCAGCAATTAGATCGAGTGCTCTACCGATTATTGGGTAATACTCCATACCCTCGTAATCAAGATATGCTGGTAGTCTCTGTGCTTCAAATTGCATTGATTTTTGATACGCCTTATCTGTGGTATCAAAAAATTTCTTCTGATTTTTTTGTGCTTGCTGAAGTTCTCTGCTTTTTCTTAGAATATCTTCAGGCTTATTACCTCTAATTACAATCTTCTTATTTTGCTGATCTTCACCAGATGGCATACCAGACTCTTCAAACTGTAGGTATTGTGTTATTTTTTCTAAAATCGTACTATTTGTTCTGTCTGCCATTTTTATATAAAATTATACTTTTTTATAAATACTATTAATATCTATTAAAATCATTAATAAATACTTTATCTCTTCTTCTTTTCCAATCCTTTGAATAACCATCCATGACCACCATATGGATTTTGTCTTGAACTTGAAAAATCTGGTGACCTAGTATTTGAATTATCTCTTATGTGTTGTTGAACTTTGTCAATAGTATTAGTATACTTAGCCATAGCCTCAAGTATTTTTTTTGTTTTATTATTATCTGCTTTAAGGTCTACCATGTCAAAATTAACAACATAACAAGCAATTGCACATCCCATTAATGAATCATCATGAAATGATCTTTTGTGATCTGCAACTCTACTTCCACTTACGGTAACAAATGTATCCATCTCATCTGATGTTCTTTTTGACCTAATTGTAACATCTTTCATTCTAACACTTCTTTCAAACTCATGTAATATCGACCCCCTGTTAGAACCAATCATAAAACCGGGTATTAAGTCCACTTTTTTATATGAACCGTCTGGATTTTGCTTATTAATTGTTTTTACATAAGACCCTAATACATTAGTTGTTGGTTTGTGTGTTATTTCCGAGTAGTGTACATTATCATGACCCATTTCCAATAGTTTATCTACTGTCTGTGTACCATGACCACCAGTTACATCAACAATAACATAACCATCGTTATAGTGCCCCGCATAGTGCTGTGCAATATCTCCCAATTGTTGTGGATTTAATTTACCATAGTATTCCGCAACCTGTTCTAATTTATGGGAGTTAACCATTTTCTTTTTATTCCTACCGTTTTTCCTGATCATCTTCTCAGCGACAACCTTCCTAATTTTAAAAACGTTAAGTGTGGAATAGTCCTCACCATGACCAGAAGATGCGTCTAGTGAAATAATATACTCCTCACCATCGATAGGGTCTTCCCATATCCACATATTCTTATCGAGCCATTCTTCACGAATAGGTTTTTGATGTTCTTCGTCTTTAATTCTTTTAAGGTGCTCTTCAGATATGAAGTTATCACCTGACCCTAGAAACGAACATAGAAGCTCCTGAGCGAGTTTCTTTGGGTTGTCTTGATAATCTATTAACTGAAGGGCAAACCAACTTGAGGTAGGCTTAAAATCATCCTCAATGAATTGTTTTCTTTTTTTAATTGTAAAGTCCTCATCTTTGATACTAATCTCATTATCAAGACCCTTATTTTTTACCCATTTAAGATCATGATCTCCAGTTTCTTTGTTTCTTGTATATCTAGGGTCATTATACCACCAAAGTTCAATTGCATTAAAATTACTTTGCTTTTTTGAATCACTTGCCTCATTAAAGTTCTTATAGTAAACTGGGTCAAGACCATTTGGTGTACTAACGAAAATAACGCTACCCCCTGTTTGTAGTGTTGGTTTTGCTGATGTCCAAAACTGTAAACTTTTATCACACCACGCAACCTCGTCCCAAAAAACAAGTGTTGGGGTAAGACCCCTCATACCGTTTGCGTTTGCAGCAAATGCACCTATCTTACAACCATTATCATAAATTTTTAATTTATTGGTGTCTTTTACTGTTGGAAATATTTTTATATAATGAGGACAATCAGCAATAAAGTTTGCAATGTCTTTTAATAGTTCTTCCTCTGCTGTTGTTACTTTATCTGCAACCACACCAACCTCTCTATTTTCATTAAACATGAGATACCATGCAATATATGCACAGGTACTTGTTGATACTCCTGCCTGTCTATATTTGTTTGTTATGTTCCATCTATTATCTCTATAACTATTAATTAATTCCTCTTGAAATGGGAATAATTCAAACGGAACAATCTCACCAGAATATCCAGCAGTTTGGTCAAAAATAGTAAAATATGTTTTAATGCAATATATTGGATCAATGGAACATCTTAAGAATTCATGATCTTGTTCATCGGGTGTTAATTGGTCAGGTGTTTTAAGTTCACCAGTTGAAGTATGTATTATTGGTACATAATGAGGGGTTTCTTCTCTTAGTTTTTTGGCATATAGCCTTCTTTCCCTTTTTAATTGTTCAATTTCATCATTAACTGGGAATAGTGGCTTGTGATCAACACCACCACTGGTTTCATTATTTAAAGTTTCATGTACTTTAGACATACTTTTTTAGTATAAATACTAGGATTTGATTTCTCCATTATAAATTAGGTTTTCACCATCCAAAACAAAGTCTCTTTCACCTAAAATTTCTAACACTTGAGTTTTTGACATTGCATAATGAAAAACAAGTATTGGTAGATCATTCCATAAAACAGCATTATCGTCTAAATTATTATCATCATCCTCACCATTATAGTCTTCATAAGCAATTGCATGTATAGAGAAAAACCCATGTTCGTATGGTCTATCGTCAGATTCATGTAAACAAATTAAATTAAACTTTTTGGTTTTAAGTTTCACCATGTCATTAACATACTCAAGTGGTATTAAAGTATCGATAAAATTTGATGCTGGTAATTCTCCCCAGTCATAATTATCTGTTTCAATATCATATGGTGCTTTACTGAAAAGGAATTCATAAATCCCTTCTTTTTTTGCATTATAACCAACTTTTAATATAAAAATTAATTTTAATTCATCATTTTTTGTCATAACCTATTATTATTATTTTATAAATATAACAAAAAATCCCCTTACGGGGACTCTTTTATTTGGAAAAGTTTTTGAGATGTTGATCAATCAACTTATCAATTAGTTGGGAGGTTTGTGATTCATTTAGTGAATTCTTACCTTCGACCCTTTCTTGTAGTTTTTTTCTAACGTATCTCCTTAATTGATCTTCTTTAGATTCAGTTACTGTCATATTAACAGTATCGTTTGCTAGATCAATATTTATACTCTTTGATTTCGGTGGTGTACCAACCCCCATAATAGTACCCGCTGGTGCCATTGCACTAGGAGCCTCTTCATGATGCTCAGGCATATCTGAATTTGATACCTCATCATCATCATCTTCACCTAAAGGTTCACCCGTTAAGTCATTACTCTGAACTGCACCATAGTCAAACAAACTACCTTCTTCCACCTTTGGTAATTGATCAACATAATCCGCATGTCCATATTCAGCTAATTCAGCAGCAACTTCTGGTGTTACATAAATCGCAACTCTTTCAAAGTCACCGTCATTTTCACCTTCATTATAGTCGTTAGCAAAAGAACTAATAAGGTTTGCTGCTTCCATTGAAGAAGCACCACCCATGCCTTCGTATCCTTTATCTTGAATAAATGAATCAAATCCACCTTCGTCAGAAACTTCACCACCACCTAGTGCATCAATTTGTGCATCGATATTAGTTTCTTCTTCATCAGAAAGTCCACTATCATCAGTTGATTCCTCAACTTCTCCTGTTTCAGGAGCACCGTTAGCGTCAGTAATTTTATCTGCAATCTCTTCTTTATCAATTGTCTCCATTTGAGCAAGCTCATCTTCAACAGATGCAGTTATACTATTAATCATTGCCTTTACATCCTCTGCTGGCATATTCATATTTCTAGCGATTTCAGCAGCTTTACCAATGTATTTATCTAGTTCTTGTTTTTCAAGTGAGTTATCACCATTTTCTTCACCAGCTTCAACTTCAGGTTCAGAGGCATCAACAGTATTAATATCAATATCATCTAAATCACCATTTTCTTCACCAGCTTCAACTTCAGGTTCAGAGGCATCTAGATCATCAAGAGAATCAATAGCAGCTTCAATTTCATCGCCACCATCACCATCCATTGACGCTTCATCTTCGTCTTCAAGTCCCTCATTCACTGATAGTGACTTAGGTTGCTTAAGTTCTGCTGGCATTGAATCAGTAGCGTTAGCTTTTTCTGCATTTTTCTTTGCATTACTATCGTTTACTGGTGCATCAGCAGATTCCTTTTTATCTTTTTTGTTTGGCATGATATCACCATCAACAATTTCAGAATCTTTAGTTGTCAAATCTTCTGCCTCTGCAACTACATCTACTTTAGATGGTTCTTTTTTTAGTGCCTCGCCCGATTCTTCTTTATATCCCTTTTCTGGTTGTGTTTTATCTGAATAATCAGAATCTGCCGTTTCAGATTTAGTTTCATTATCAACTCTATCTCCATCGGTATGATCAGAATCAGCAGTTATAATATCACTACCGCTATCTGTTGCTTTTTTATCGAAAGGTGTTCCTTTATCAACATCTTCACTAACTACATCATCCTTAGTTTTAGCACTATTTACAGATAATGATTCAGGTTGCTTAAGTTCTGCTGGCATTGAATCAGTAGCGTTAGCTTTTTCTGCCTCAGATTTCGCATTCTCATCATTAACAGGTGCCTGAGCTGTTTCGTGTTTTTCGTTTTCTTTATTAACAAGTGAATCAGAAATAGTAATTTCAGAATCAGCAGTTGATAAATCTTCTGCTTCATTAACCTTTGCCTCAGTTGGAATAGAATCCTTAGCCTGAGCTTTATCCGCTTCAGATTTCGCATTCTTATCATTTACTGGTGACTGAGACTCTTCCTTACCTTTTTTGGTATTAACATCATCAGAATCTTTTCTTTCAGAATCAGCAGTTATAATTTCCTCACTTTCAGAAACAAGACCCAATGCTTTTTGTATTGAGTTTTTTGCGGTTTCGTTTAATACTCTATCATCATCTTTAGCTTTAAAAGACTCCTGAATATTTTTTTCTAACCTTTTTTTAAATGCCTCGTTAGTACTAGTCATTACCTGTTTTCTACCTTCTAGAATTCTATTAGTGATTACATTATTAGAAGTTACTGTGGTTTCAGGCTTAGTGTCACTAGATTCTTTTTTAGTCTCAAGAGAGAAAGATTCGTCAATAGTGCTTTTAAACATATTTCTTCTCTTCTGAGCATCATGTAGTGTGGTATATTTATATAAATTTTTGTTCTCAAGCCCATTAATAAACGCAAAATCACTTTCGTTTAATATATTATCTTGTGAGGTACTAACTTTTATGAAGTAATCGTGATTTTCTTTAACAATACCATATGCTGTTCCACTATTGCTTCTTACATAATCTATAAGAGTGGTATTAATTATTGATTTGTTTTCGTTTACGTGGTCTTTTGTGCCGTATTTAGCTAATTCTCTGACTCTTGCGTAAAAATTATTGTTAGAAGTATCTTTCTTCATCTTTTTAAAAGTTAATCTTTAGTGTAATTACATTTTTTTATAAATACTTAATTTAAGTAGAAAAGTAAGTTTTTATTATCTGGGTGAATATATTTCTTTTATTTTTGTAAAAATCTTATCATCCAATAATCCCCGTTTCCTATATTTAAGTAATGTATCTGTAACTGCATCGTTTAATTGTTTACCCTCATGAAGAAATTTTATTTTTTTATCCATCTCTTCACATATGGATTTTATTATTCCATTCCTTTTTTTCTTGGTTTCAACAAGTGCATCTATTTGCTCCTTAGTTACTATATATGTTTTCATTTTCCAAAATAAGCTTTAACTCCGCTATCGATCCATTCTTTAGCTTGATTTATTATTTCATCAGCGATCCCAGCATCCTTAAGATCGTTAGAGGTATAGTCAGCAGCTAGTAACGCAACAACCATCCCTAATCCGACAGTACCCTTTTTTAGTTTATCCTTTAAACCACCCTCAGATAGATTTTCCAGTGTTAAATCTTGAGTTAGATTATTTTTCTTTATTTCCGAAATCTTTTCAAGATAACCACTTCTTCTAAGTAATTTAAATACAAGGTTTTCAACAGAGTATTCACCTTCTGATTGTAGACCAGATTTTCTGTATTCACCCAATCTATCCATTAACTTATCTGCCTCAAGATTTGCAACTTCTGGGTCTTGTATATTTAGAAGCTCGTCAATTTCATTCATGTAGTCAGATGCCTTTAATTGTATTGAAGGCATATCCAAATTAATCATTGTTTTCTGTGGTTTACTTGACCACTCATTATTAAAAATAGAATAAATACCTGTAGATGAATGATCTTCAGAGGTATCCTGAGCATATAATTCAACAGGCAATCCCTTAACTCTAACTTCTTCTATTTTTTGGTTCCAGTTTCTTTTTTTCTCTCTAAAATAATCAGAAACAAATTCTCTATCACTTGAAATTTGACCAAAATCAAATAAAATATGAATATCTAAATCACTGTGTTCTGACCAATTGAAATTAGCTATTGATCCAGTTAAAATAATATCTTTATATTCTACATCTTCTAGATTAGAATATTTAATAAACTCAAGAACGTTCTTTAAAAGAAATTTTCTAACTTCTTCGTGCATATGTTGTTCTTCATCCCAAATCAATGGGTTAAGCTCATCCTTCATAGGTAAGCTAGTTACATCAATACTTTCAGGTTCAATAACCTCACCTAAAAGCTCGGAAACTGACTTATCTGACCAAAATTTACTAGACCAGTATCTTGGTTTTTTAGTTTCATCATCTTTAGTTTCTATGTTTTTTTCACTAATATTAGTTACTGAAGGTTTGTTAAAATCAACATCCTTACCGTCATATTCAGATTCATTAAGTGAGGTGTTCTTCGGAATAATTATTATATTATGTTTTGACTTACATGTTAAGTTTTGGGTCTTAGTTTCATTTATAAATAAACCCATTGCTTTGTCAATCTCACTTCTAAAGTTTTTATGAAACTTCTCATCTAACTTTAAAATAAAGCTATTGTTATCTTCAGTTAGACTAAAGTTTTTTGTATATGACTCAGCAATTGCTTTAATTTTATTAATGTTCATGACTTAAAACGGTAAATATTTTTTTTGTACTGCATTAAATATATCTTGTTTTACATATCTAAATTCATCTTCACCATATTCAATAATTTTAACTGGATCGGAAATTTCAATGAAATAACCATACTTCTCCACTAATGAAGCTAAATCATTAATAAAATTATTTGCTGTACCATCACCAACTTCGTTTATATTTTGTTCTGGTGCACCACCAATACTTGACATTCTCTCAAATAATAATTGTTTATCGCTTCGCATATATATAGTTTTTTATAAATACTCCTAATTATTAAGTATTTATCTAAAACGAATTAAATGTCTAATAAGATTACAAAAAGTTTAACAACAGAGGGACTTGTTTCTAGTATAGATATATCAAATATCAGTTCATGGGATTTAAATAGTGGTTTAAGTGTTGTGAGTTTAAATCAATGGGATTTAGCAATAAGTAAAACACAAACCATTAATGATTTTGGATTAACTGCTATTGATAATGGTAGAACAGATAATCCATATAATAAACTAATATTAAATGAAGGTGATAAATCTCTTTCATTATTTAGAATTGGTGAATATACCCCTAATGGTGTTGATTATAGTAATTATGCAATGTCTGGAGTAACTGACCAAACAATAGGTAATTATTTTACTTTAGACGGTGGTTATTTACAGGGATTCTTTAAGTTAGATGGATATAGCTATGAGGTATTACCGTCTAGGTATGGTTCTGGGGTAACTCTTGAGACATTAATATATCTAGATCAAGACACAAAAGGAATATTGTTTTTTCTGGGTACAAGATCAGAAGATAAATATAATTCTTTTTATGAGGGTGAAGTAAATAGGATCAGCACTGAAGTTGAAACTACGGTACCCAATGGTGTTCTCGGTCAAACACACACCAAAGTAGAGACAGTCATTACGTATAGTGGGGTTACAACCAGTGAAGGTAACTACCTCAACTCAATTAAGTATGTTGACCAACAGAAAAAAGCAATTAGAAATTTAGATGAACCAACTGAAAGTGTAGAAATTTTCGAAGAAAAAAATTCAATTAACGATAATGCTGTTGCTATTGGTATTGATGTTCAAAAAAGACTTTTTTATAGATATGTTAATGAGAATGGTATAACTAGAGAACTAACAACAACTAAAATACTCACCACTACTGGATGGACAACGGTTACATTCACATACACACCAAACGTATTATTAGAAGAGGATGATCCCAAATGTAGTGAGAGGAGAATTGGCACAATATCATTCTATATAAATGGGAGATTGTTTGAAAGTATTGATAATATTAATGAATTCTATTTTACTGCTATATCAAATACTAGGGATAAACAAATAGGTGTGCCGTATAATATTTCATGGGGTGGTGGTAGTGAAGGTCTAAAGAACTCATACCATTTCGATGGTCAGGTAACTGATCTCTATACTGGTAATACACAACAAAATATTGACGATAATTTTACTGTTTTAAGTGGTGAAACAACACCATCAAATAACTTAACTTTATTGAATGATAACATAACGTTTAGTGAAAATGTGATTGAGGTGGTACCTACCTCTGGTACATCATTTAGCGACAACTACTTTATTAGACTAAATGAATTTATTGACGTAAAACCAAACAAAGACTATGTTTTTTCCGTATCTATATTTGATTCGGGTATATTCTCATCTAGTTTATCTGAAATAAAATTAGTTTTATTGGGCAGTGACGGTAAGTTAGTTAAAACACAAACAATATATTCACCACTCCCAAATATGAGTGATGATAGTGTTGAATATAAAAGGGGTTTAAATGAATGGCATATTCTATCCAGTAAAATTCTTTTAGAAGAAAATGATACCACTGGGGTATTTCAATTAGCGTTAGAATTAACAACGATTACTGATCTTAACTTAGATAAACAAATTTATTTACGTAACTTTGAGTTCTTAACACAAGATTTACTAGTGAAAGACCCAGATAAAAGTAACTTAACCATTGAGAATGGGTTTGCTGATTCATTTAATGGTTCACTACAAAAATTAAGAATATATAATAGGGCATTAAATAGTGGTGAAATACTAGATAATACACTATTTGAGTCTACAACAAAACCGATAAATATTAACAAAGGTGGTAGGCTTATTTATAGGTAATGAGTTATAATGATAGAGATTCACATAGGATTATTTCAAAAAAGAAAATTCTATGCACATCGAAAAAAAAAATCGATAAATTAATAAATTATTTATCTGAGGAACATGGTCTGTCGTATGACGATTCTAGATTCACTCTTATTGAAATTCTAAAAGACATTGAGTGTGATTAAAGACATAATCGAGGGTTGGGCTAAACAAATTGCTGAGGGCTTGATGACTGAGGAGGAAAGGGAACTAGCACAAAGTAGAATAGAAACCTGTATTGAATGTGAACACTTCACCCCTGTAAAATCATGTACTCAATGTGGTTGTTATATGCCAGCAAAAACTAAAGTAGTTAATGCAAATTGTCCACTAAAAAAATGGTAAATCATGTTAAAAACAATAGCTCAGACTTGTACAAGTAAAGAATGTAAAGAATACTTTAAGGACTATATTTCTAAATCATCAGAAGCAATAGTAACACCTCAAAAACTAAATGAGAAAACGGGTAAATATTTTTGTATTTATTGTGGGGAGTCACCCAATAAAAGATAGATATGAAAGGAATATTCAAAATACTCGCAATTTTAGGGTTATTAATGATCACCTCATGTGTGAAACACGAACCTAATGAACTAGCACTATTTAAATTAAACAATCTGTATTTCTTAAAAACGGAGATAAACAATAAAAAAGCATTTTTATTGATTGATACTGGTGCATCAATAACAATACTTGATATTAATCAATCTGAAAAATATGGATTTTCTGTTGGGAATAGAATTGGTAATGGTATGACCACTGGTATTAATGGCTCAAGATCGATGTACAGAATTTCAAACTACAGGATTAGTGCTCAAGACAATGAATTTCAAATGCAAGTTGCGGGTATTGATATTAATGAAATTGTGAGTAAGTTTAAAAAACTAGGAATTGGTGTTGTTGGTGTTCTAGGTTCTGACTTTTTCCACGATACGAACGCAAATATATCATACAAGAAGGGTACTATTGAATTACACCCAGAATAGCGCAACCGATTGTGTAAAAAATTGTCACAGAAGTTAACTTTATCAATACTATTTACGTATTTCGTTATATAAACAATTATATAATAATGAAGTTATTGAGAATCATTTTTTTTACATTAGTAATAATACTAACTACATCAATTAGTGAACCCATTAATAAAAATTCACATGAATTTAAATTATATGAAAAAAAGGGTCTCTATTTTGTAAGACTAACACTTAATGGTTATATCGGTAATTTTTTATTAGACACAGGTGCGACCATATCTATTATTGATATTAATCAGTCTAAGAATTATAAATTTAAATATCATACTACTAATTCTGAATTATCTGGGATTGGTGGTAGTTTAATTAAATATAGAATTACAAATACAATGGTTAGTGATAGGGATTATATATTAAACATTAAATTTAGTGGCATTGATTTAAAACCAGTAATTAGTGATCTTAGAAAAAGAAATATGCACGTTATTGGAATTATTGGTGGGGATTATCTAACTCACTGTTCTGCGGTGATAAACTATAAAGAAAAAACATTAACAATTTATTAGTTTAATCAAAACTTTTTCGATATTAATTCGTATTAATTGGTATATGAAAATATATTCAAATTTTAGAGACTATTATGATAGTGCATCTGCATTCGGTATTGATGAAACTATCCATTACAAAAGAAAGAAGCAAGAAATTAACATCGATAGAAATCAATATAGGTCATTCCCATCTCTTAATAAGTATGATGTTATTGGTTTTTGTGGTGAAATTTACCCGTTCTTAAACCCTCGGTCATTAAAAATTCCCAATAAAAAAGAAAATACACTATTTGGTGATGATGCAATAATGTATACAGTCAATGATAAACAAATATTTTCATTTGGAGATTATTCTTTCGATGAAATTTTTGAGAAAGATAAGAACCAAAATTCGTGGTTTAGTAATGTAACATCACAAGAAACATATAACACATTAAAAATTAGTCAATCTCTAAAGAATTTGTTTGTGGAATTTAAAACACCAATCTTTTTTCTTAGTGGGTATAAGAAATTAATAATTAACCCCAATCTAGGTGATTTACATTTTTATAAAGTAAAAGATTCGGTAATGACATTTTCTGAGATTAGTCAATTCTTAAGTGGTGTGTTATCTATGGATGTTGAAATCGATACTCCTGTTGGTGGTAATGAGGTTGTTGGAAGAAGTAAGGGGTTCGATGAGAACTCTTTCAGAAAGGAACCAACAAAGGACACTAAAGTAAGAAGAAAAAGAAAAAATAAAATATGAGTATTAGTGGTCACTTTAAAGATGACTTAGAATTATTGTGAACTACCCACCCACACTACGTGATGAGTGGGCTTTACGCTCACTTTTGTAAATAAAAATTAATGCAGTAATGAGTATATATAGAGTAAAGTTAATTGGTGAAGAAGGGGACATTGAACCAGTCATCAATAAACATAGTATTGTAATTCAAACTAAATGGAATGGTCTTAAAATGATGGATCACGCTACGTTTGATTTGTGGAATAGACTATTTATATTTCCAGATAACGAAAAGGCAGAATACTTTTCTGAGAACTTTAAACATGACATGAACGACTTCAGAGAGGGTATGATGAAGGATGATTATGTTTTTCATATTGTTAATTTTAAATATCCACAAAAAGAAGAGCTATATGCTGATCAAATGCGAATGACTAAGGATTATAAATATTAAATGTGATATGAGTGAACAAAGACGTTATTGGTCATTTGATGAATGTTGTCAACATATGGTTTGTGGTAGATAATTAGAATTAATATTAACTAGATGGTCTGGTGGGACTCGAACCCACAAGAGCGATGTGCTCATCAGAATCAAAACCTGACGTGTTTAGCCAATTCCACCACAGACCATTGTTTAAATAAAAGTTGTTCCTACAAAAGTTCTCTACTACTAAGGCAAGTCCTCCATTTGGGGTTCCGTTAACTACTTTATGAGTTTATAACCCCTGACGGAACAAGCAAGGTAACTATTATTTTGGCAGGCAGTTGGACTTGAACCAACGTAACTAGTATACGCCAACAACCAACCCCCAGCTTCGGGAGAATTTGTTTACCTGCATTTGGGTATAAGACGAGGAACGAACTCGCATCTACAGAGACCACAACTCTAAGCTACTTACACCATATATTTGATGCTCTATTCAGAATCGAACTGAATTTTTTCGGATCAAAACCGAACGTAATAAACCACTATACGATAGAGCAATATAAATAAGTCTCTCATATAGAGACATCTGGGGTGTCAACGGGGATCGAACCCTGTTCTCTCGATTCACAGTCAAGCGTAATAACCTGTTATACTTTTGACACCATTTTAAAAAAATATTATCACATTGTGTTTCCACTAACTTTGTCGGGTATGCCAGATTTGAACTGTATCTCGTAGACCCAAACTACGCATGTTACCTGATTACACCACATCCCCGATATTTTCTAAAATCAATATTTCAAATAACTTTATTGTCTAAGTGGTGAGAGTCGAACTCACAATAACCCTCCTTCCAAGGGAGGTAACCATGCCAGTGGATCACACCTAGTTTTTGGACATAAAAAAACCCATTCATTACTGAACGGGTTTAGCTATATTTTATTAAGTTTTATTCCTTATTAAATATGCATAGTTTCCCCGTTCAACATTCTTTGCGGATGCTGTGCTTGGGGTTGATGTGCGATATTTAATAAAACTGTTTTCATTACTTTAATTTTCTTCTTTTGCAAACCTACAACAATATTTGAGGTTTCCAAAACTTTTTTTTACAAAAAGCAATAATTTTTACTACTTCACCAATAAATACGTTAAAAAAACTAATTTGTTTAAAAAAGTTTAGTATTTATTTTTAAAATGGATGATTTAGATTTTTGGAACATAGATAAAGAAAGAAAAGAGAGAATTCCTTTAGACATTATTAATACTAAAGAATTTCAAGTAAAATTTATCGTTGATCTATTAAATGATTCCCCCTCTATTGTTAGTCGTGAATCTATTGAGACCCATAGACAAAACGACATATACACCAGTGATATGACCATACTAAAGGTTTTTAATATTGAGTATTCATATGAAAAAATATTAATTCCAATTGATATTGTTGTGGTGACTGACGAAGGTAAAAATGATTTTAATCTAAAGTTTTCTACCATAGAAAATAAAGACATTGATTTTGGCTGGATAGATAAAAATATTGCGTTAGAAAAAAAAGTTTTGAATTCTCTTATATAGTTACTATCTTTACTAGATGAATAATGATAATTATGAATTGGTGAATGTGGGGGTTAGTAAAAATTCAAATTCATTCAATGTAACTACGAATGGTGGTGCATTATTTAGTATTAAATCAAAGTATGATTTACATCTTCAATGGAAACCCAAGCCTAATATTACTACTTTTGAATTAGCACAATCAATCCCATATATTTTTATGGGAGAAGTTGAATCTTCATCAATAGACCAAAATGAAAAATTTTGGAGAAACTTTAATATAACACCAAGATGAAGATTTTTTTAGACGACTATAGAATCCCCTTAGATGCGTGGATGTATATGAAAGAAAAACAATATCAAGATAGGGATTGGGTGATTGTTAAGAATTACGATGAATTTGTAAGACTACTAAATATGACTAAACCAGAAAATATCGAGAGAATTTCTTTTGATCATGATTTAGCACCTGAACACTATGCCCCAAAAGAACATTGGATTAATTATGATGCTTGGGAAGCTACACAAGACTTTGAATTTAAAACAGGTTTAGATTGTTGTGATTACTTCATAGAGTATATGAAAAAAAACAATATTAAAACCCTGCCTAAATATTCTTGTCATTCAAAAAATATTGGAAGAAGAATAAGAATTTTACATCAATTAACTCACTATAGAAATGGGAGCACCGAAATTTAAATTAAAAGAAAATATATTAACTATCACATATGACTTTAATGAGGTTTATTTGGAAACATTATTACTTGTTAAGTCAAATAATGGTATTGTGGAGTTTATTAATAGAGAAGAATTCACATCTGACATCGATCATTTAGAATTAAGTTGGGTAATATGTGATGAGCTTGTTAGTATGGGTCTTTTATTTGAAGACTTAGAAGCTATGAATGTCACATATGAATTAACCAAAGAAAGTGAAGACTTAATAAATAGTATATAAGGAGCAGGTATATGGTACAACGAGAAAGAACCATATGAAGGCACCACAGACATATTAAGGAAGGTAGGTGCCATTTGTATACAAATGGGAGAGCAATACTCAATGACAGAAAGAAAGTTCCTTGAGAAGCAAATATTAGGGTGAAAAAAATTTAAAAACCTAATCCTCTGTAAATCAAAGTGTTGGGTTTTTATTAGACTTTTTTTTAAAAAAATAAAAACATTTACTTGTTCTTTGCGTATTTAGTTGTAGGTTTGCATAAGCAAATACAAAAAACAGAAAATTAAAATGAAAAATTTATTCGACATCTTATTAAACACCTTAGAAGCGTTAGCTAACGTGGTGCTAGATGCAGTCCTTATGGATGATGCTGAATGGGATAGGAATGGGTTTTCTAAAATAGATGATGTGAGTTAAAAACTTAAATAATCGAAACTAGAAAACCTGATCCGAAAGAATCAGGTTTTTTTTGTTTATAGGGGTTTAAGTTATGTCACAAAGAAAAAAACAAATAAGAGAGAAATTCAGAAATGATGTCTTCTCTAGAGATAATCACAGATGTAAGGTTTGTGAAGAAGATAGTGAAAAATTAGATGCTCATCATATCACCGATAGAAATGAGATGCCGAATGGAGGTTATGTAAGTGAGAATGGAATCTCATTATGTGAACCATGTCACGAAAAAGCAGAAGTTTGGCATTCAAGTTTAAAAGATGATTTTGTAGATGGGTATCAACCAAATGATTTATATGTGTTAATAAATAGTAATTATGATTTAGCACATAAAAAATCAGAGCAATTATAATTGAGAATGTACTGTGGTGACATAGTACCTCCAACCAGTAAAGAAGTACCACTTACGGAGTTACCTAAGTTCGCAGGGGAGTAAGGAAGTTGGTCTGGGTGATATGTCTCAATTAAATGGGGGTGTAGCAAGTGTTGGCTATTGCAACTGCTTTGCAAGCAGTAGATCGTGGGTTCAATTCCCATCACTTCCACTGGCTTGGGTTATATGAATCCAAGTAAAAATAGAAAGTTGGGATTATGGTTTGTCTGTACCACCAGTACCGTTATAAAGGTAACAGACGCAAACGCCTCTGTGGTTAATGCAAATTGGTACAGCTACTGGTTTTAGAAACCAGACCCTTGTAGGTTCGAATCCTATTAGAGGTACAAAGAAATAAGTTCATTGAAATGTTGGTAATAAAGTAATTAAAATACGAAATCTTGAAGCGAAAGGCAAAAGAAACATTGAGTGGGTTAGATGCCCAACAGGTTCTAGATATTGAAAACTGGTCAGTAAATTAAATAAGTAGGTGTATTAGTAGCGAACGCTCATTAACCAAAAGAGAGTAGGCACATTAAACCTTAATCCCTGCGCACTGGTTCGATTCCAGTCAAGATAAAGTTAGAATGTGTAATTTTTGGAGGGCGTAGTGTAACGGTAGCATGTGTCACTGTCTATGACAAGGAGGGGTTCGAATCCCACGCTTTCTGCTAAATAAATAAGAATGAGGTGTGTACTAGCATTTTCTGTATGTCACGCAGATAGGTTTAGGGTGAAATTCCTTTACGTTCTTATTAAATGGAGTGTTGGTCTAGTTTGGCTTAGGATGTCCCCCTGTCACGGGGAAGGTCACGGGTTCAAATCCCGTACATTCCGCAATACTACTCCCTCTAGCGAAAACTAGTGAAATAATATAACTACATATATCACTGGTTATATTATGTGGGAGAATTTTGGAAGTATTCCTTTGTAAAGTATGAGCTTAAAGCAGAATACGGGATAAATCAAGGCGTTGATTAAATTCTAGGAGTAACGAGGTGAAAATGCATTTGTTGGTTCGAGTCCAACTACTTCCGCAAATAATACACACATCATAGCATAACGGTATGCAGCAGGTCTCCAAAACCTCGCATAGACAGGGTTCGATTCCTTGATGGTGTGCAAAGGGGGTGTCTAATGATAAAATCTTGTCATATAACAGGTATAGTCGTTTTTAGATATCAAAAACCATGTAGATTTGGCGTGGGATATGGGTCGGGGTAGGTACCCGAAATTGTTCTTCAAATCGGAACACTAGTAAGAAAACTCCATATATGAGTATATTTAAAACACCCTTTTATTTATTCCGTTCGTCTAACGGCAAGGACATTGGATTTTCAATCCAGAAATAGGGGTTCGATTCCCCTACGGAGGACAATATTTAAATATTGGAGATTAACTCAACTGGAAGAGTGCTTCCGTTACATGGAAGAAGTTGTGGGTTCGAATCCCTCATCTCCAACACATGCTGTAATGAAGTAGAGTGAACTTAAATGGATTGTACAGTCCTATTAAGGAATCTATCAGTCTAAGAGACAATTGGCGTTAGCTACTTATAATGTTGTACAATATTCTAGGGTTCAAGTCCCCAATATGGCACAAATTCTCCGTTCGTCTAGGGGTCAGGACACTGGGTTTTCATCTCAGCAACAGGGGTTCGATTCCCCTACGGAGGACAATATTTAAACATCTATTAATTTTATTAAAAAACCTAATCACCAATATTCATATACCTTAACACTATCTAGTGGTGAGGTAGGTGATGAAATTAGAGACTGGATTAATGGTCTTTTCACTAAGATAACATGTGGTGTGGATTCATTGGAAGAACTAATGGATTTATATAACAAGGCGAAGGAAATGAATTTACCTGTCTCTTTAATTGAAGATGCTGGGTTAACGGAATTTAATGGTGAAAAAACAATCACCGCAATTGCAATTGGTGCAGCGTCTTCCGAAAGAATAGATAAATTAACAAAAAATTTAAAGTTACTTTAACCAACGTTCAATAGAAATTGAAAAATTAGTTAGTGAACTACCCACCTACACCAAGAGGTGATAGATGGGCTTCGGGTTTCACAGGATGTGCATTGCTAACAATGTCTGATTTTTCCTCCACCTTTGTAATGGCAAGTTCCTCACCATATATTTTTAATCCTTCTTTTAGAATATTGATACTTGCGTTTAAATCACGGTCTAATTTATGACCATTTTTGCAAGTCCATTCTCTATCTGAAAGGTTTAAATCTTGATTTATATATCCACAAACATTGCAAGTTTTTGATGAAGGATACCAACGATTAATCTTAACAACAGTTTTATCGTTCCAATTTGCCTTGTATTCAACAAATCGAACAAATGTACCCCAACTTGCATCTGCAATATGTTTAGATAGTTTTCTATTTTTAATCATTCCTTTGATATTCAAATCTTCAAGGCAAATTATATCATAATTAGATACAATATCGTTACTCACTTTATGTAATACATCTTGTCTTGTGTTTGCTATTTTCTCGTGAATTAAGGCAACTTTACGTTTTTGTTTTTCAAACATATTGCTACCTTTTGTTTTACGAGAAAGATGTTGTTGTGCTTTTTTTAATTGTCTTTCATATCTTTTTGTGTATCTATTGTTTTTGTATTTAATTCCATCAGAAGTGATTGCAAAGTCTTTAATTCCTAAATCTATTCCTATCGTTTTACCAGTTTTTTTGCTTGGTACATATTCTTGTTCAGTTAAAATGGAAACGAAATATTTACCTGTTGGTGTTTTAGATATTGTGAATTTACCTATTTCACCTTTAACTTCTCTATGAATATTTACTTTAATACCACCCTTGAACTTTGGTGCATATATTCTATCATTAACTACTTTAGTATGTTGCGGTACTGTAAACGTATTCTTTTTACGTTTAGATTTAAACTTTGGAAACATTGCATTTCCACGAAAGAAATTAACATAAGCAGTATCTAAACTTCTTAAAGCAAATTGCAAAGTTTGAGAATTAACTTCTTTTAACCAAATAGTATCTTCTTTTTTCTTTAGTTCAGTTAAAGTTTTTGCTTGTCCGTAATAATTATCAGTTTTTTTATCTGCTTGATATTGTTCCTTTCTTTCGTTTAAAAAGTGATTGTAAATATATCTAACACAACCGAAGTGCTTATCCAATAAGGTTTTCTGTTCCTCATTAGGTAGTAATTCAAATTTATATGACCTATGTATATTCTTCACTCTATTATTAAATAGTCTAATATTCTGTAAAAGAACATATTTCTATACGAAATGTAAAGGTTTTTGTAAATATATTTTAATTAATACCGTATTTAATTTAAATCATTCCGTCTTTGGTTGTAAATAATTTAAACTAAATACTACATTATGCAATCAAATTACATTTCTACAAATCATTCAAAACATTACTTAAAAGCACATATCATTTTAGTTACTAAATATCGTAAACCATTATTGGTTAATCAACTTAAACAAGATATGTACACAATATTCAACAATATTATAGATAACTCAGATTTTAGCGTA